AATTGTAGCAATCTTTGCTGCTTTTAGTTTGGGTATATTTCTTTCGTCAATCCAATGACGACGACACCGGGCTGGTGTGCATAGTCTGCAAAACTATGAAACTTGGTTCAAATCCAAGCGCCGTCTCTATTCTTAATGAAAAAAAGCGTTCATGATTTAAACCCTGGGCAGCTTGGAACATATGTCTGTGATCCTAAGTTCTCAGCAAATATCAATGTCCTTTCACTAAAAAAAACAGAAAGTGACTGCTACATTGAAAATGAAGGCAGCAGCGAAGAAAGACAGTGGTATTTGAGTGAAAACATACCTCACGGCAGTACAGTTCTTGTTGTTTCAAGAATAAAACTGACACGTTTCAATTTTTCATTTGACGGATATAAAGTTTTGTTCGGAACCAAAGTCTGTGTTGCATGGACTCAAAATATTCTCAACCCTTTTTACAATTCTGAATAACGTGATCAAACACTATACTCTTGCCGATCTCATCAGAATGGCCCCTGGGACTCTGTTGACTGGCCTGATTCGAGACGAAGGCAGTTGGCGTCTGGCCCCAGAATGGAGCCTGCCAGAAGGGTTGGTAGGTGCCAAGAACGTGAGGACTTCTCCTTTTCTGGAACATCGAGTGAGATGGCGCCAGCATCTAAGAAAGCATTCAAAACTGATTGGCGATACCAGGATCTATCGTCCTGAAAGCAATCAGATTGTCAGCAGCGAAAACAGGCGTATTATCACGACTTTTAAAGTTGGTAGCCCAATAGGCATCTATCTTGGTCACATTGTAAGAATTAATGGTGTATCATTTGTCAACGTTTTAACCACTCATGGTTATGACGTTTGGATCTAATATGTCAAAAAACTTCAAACCTTTTGTGGGCCGCTGTTTTGAGTTAAAAGCAATAACCAGTCTTGCAAAATACCCACCTGTAGCACTCGTTTTAGATGAAAAAGAAAAAGACGTTCTTATTCTAGACAAAAGCGGAATTGGAACATGGATTAAGAAAAGCTTCTTGCGAAATGAACCAATGCCAAGTCCTTTTTTCGCAACCGAAGTTACTTTGACCAAAGCAATGTCATTGATTGAGGAACTAAGAACTATCGTTCAACAGCAAGATGTTGATGAACGATTGAATAAAAGATGCTCTATGGTCATAGGAGAACTGCGATCATTAGATGAAGCAGTAAAAAAACAAAGTCTTTTCACGTCCTAAAACTACTTGACAAAAAACAGCACATGATGTATTTCTAACAAAGTGCCATGAAAAAAATCATAATTCACACACCACATGACAATGTTGCTCTGGTTGAAAACGCATTGCGTCAAGTGGGATTTTTCGACTTTGATTCAAGTTGCCAACTTGATGATGAATATACGGGTTATCACCTTGGCAACCCAAATGAGTGTGTTGTTGTGGAAACCACGGAAACACTTCACATTGAAGCTCTTAAAGTGCTTCAAGCGTTCGGCAAAGTAGAGATTGTGAATTTGGGCATTGACACCACCCTCAACTAATGGTAAAACATTCACATGTTGATTCAAGAATACCTCCTCCGAAACTCCTTCTCCACACTTCGTTCCGAGCATGGTATTAAGTCCAGTGCGCGTGCGGGTGATCGATTTTTCTCACTCAACTACGATCAGATTGAAAGCCAGCCGGGGGAAATGGTCAACCAGTGCCGCGGTGTGATCTTGAGCGTGCTTTTTGCGCTTACCGAGGAACAAATCTCTGGCGTTCTTCCTGTTGGTTTTACGACCATCCAGGCACAACCGTTTGATCGGTTCTTCAACTATGGGGATACAAATGCGGCGTTGGTAGATTTCGAGCATCCCGACACTGTTTTCTATGAGAAACTTGATGGCACTCTCTGCATCGTGTATTTCAACACTGTGCTTTCTCAGTGGTGTGTTGCTACTCGTAGTGTGCCTACTGCCAACATCCCCATGAATGGTTGGGACGACCTTACTTTTCGTGGTCTGTTTGAGCTTGCACTACGGGATACGCTGATCCGTGGCGATCTTGTGGAGCCAACCATGCGCCCAGATTGCGCATTTGACTTCTGGACGGAGAACAAGCTCAACCCGCTCTACACTTACATGTTTGAGCTAACCACGCCAAGGAATCGGATCGTGGTAAACTATGAGGAGTCTACCGTGTGGCTGCTTGGCATTCGCAACACTCAGACAGGGGTTGAGATTCCTGTTGAAAATACAGTTGCACAAAGCCTGGGAGTGCCTGTGTGTCCTTCTTACAAACTCAACAACCTCTCGGAACTGTTGACGTTTGTTGGCTCCAAGCCGCCTTTTGAGCAAGAAGGGATTGTGGTCCGTAATGGACCCAATCGTGTCAAGCTCAAGAGCCTTGCATATACCGCATACAACCGTGTGCGGGATAGCGTGGCGAACTCGCCACGGGCGCTTGTGGAGTTGGTGTTGCTGGAGAAGCTGGATGACGTTATGCCTGTGTTGGAACCGCATGTGCAGGCGCAGGCAACAAAGATCCAAGACGGAATCCGAAAGGTTTTCCATCACAACGATTCGGCCTATGTGGAGATTTTCGAATCTATTGCAGGGCAAGAGAACCAGCGCAAGGCATTCGCACTTGCAGTCCAAGCTCGAAAGGGCTGGATGGGTTACTTGATGGATCGGTTCCTTGGGCGATGCTCAAGCGTTTCGAACTATATCGAGCAGCGCAAGACGGCTGATGGAAAGTACCCTGATGGACTGCTTGAGACTTTGCTGGAAATGGCACTCAAGCAATAATACAAAAAACGAGATTTCATATAATCCTAATTAAAAGGCATTATATGAAATCTCGTTTTAAGCTTTTATTTCCCACAAAAACACCAATCCTGAAAAAAATAACAAAAACACTTCTCGGCACCATCAACTTGGCATTAGATGGAATTGAAACAATCCAGCGTTTGGATAAGTTTATTCAATCCGACTTGGGTTTGAAAACTATGTCATCTAAAAACGAGCTAGATGATATCGAGCAGTTTCTTAATCCAGCATTGATAAACATAACAGTTCGAAAGTCTATAGAAGAAACAAACTACAAATACCCAGAAAGTTTAAAAAATGAAATGTGATGGTACAGGTTGTTTGAAAGAACCAATCTACGGGTGTGATTGCAGAAGGTGTCAGCGCGAAGATGTGAATGAGCGATATCATGCGTGCAAAGAACATCTATACGATGTCAAAGCAAAGCATGAACGTGTCAGGGGCAGAGAGTTCGATGCTTACTTGCTCTAACTCGATACGCGACTTTTAAGATCTGAGATGTACTTTTCCAAGATTTCGTGAGAAAGTACCAGGTCATCTCCACAAAGATCACTTGTCGTTGAAGATGGCAGTTTTGCGATCCAGCCAGAAAGATCTTTTGCGATCCAGCGAACCTCTTTGTCAATCTTTGCTTGATGAACCAAGTAAAGAGCGGGGATTAACACAAAAAGCATTTCTTTATTAAAGCCATTTAAAGCTTTGTTGTTAAGGTACATAAGCTCTTGAGCTTCTTCATACCTTGCGCACAAAGCCTGTTTCTCCTCCAAAGAAGATATGCCCTGAAGAAATCCGATTGAATCCCATTTGGTTATTAAAGTTGAATGTTGTTCTGTTTGCATTTAAACAGTATAGCAAAAACTCAAACTTTTTTGTAGAGGTCTTCCATGATTCTGACGATTTGAGTTTTTAGAGCTTTGAGAATGCCAATTCTTGCTTGGATAGCGTGGTTTCTTTCCTGAATGGCATAGTCGTGAGTAGGATTCTGTTTCATCAAATCCTCACCTTCTTCGACCAATTTATCAATAGCCTCAGCCGATTCAGACATGAACTTGTCTATCTTGGTTGCGTAAATTCCTGTACCTTGCTGCTCGGCGGCCTCTGTCAAAGCCATTTTGGTGGCTTTGACAACTGCTTCTGCGAGTTGTGCTTTTGTGATCTTGACAACCTTGGGAGCTTCATGGAGTTCATGTTTTTTTTGATCTTTTTTCTCTTTGTCTCTTTGCATGGCTTTTGGATCTTTCCTTTTCCATTCAGTTGCCAACTCGCTTGCAGTTTCGTCTGTCTTGGCACCAAGTTTTTGTGCAACAAGTTTTTGAACCATTTCTCGAAGCTGTTCTTTGTCAATTCTAATTGTGCCACTGTTAACTGCTTGGTTCTGCGATCTGCCTAGAACAGTTGTGGCTTCTCTTTCAATCTCCCCATTTGGTTTCACGATTCCTGCGATCTCCTCATTCTTGTTGTCGTAAATTCGATAAGGAACTTTGGTGTGTTTTGCTTTTTCAGTAGCAATCCTTACAGCATCTTCCAAATCGTTTGATGAAAATATCTGTCCGGGTTTTTCTGAATGATGTTTGATCGTGTAGCGATCGGCACCTTCACTTATTGTGTTGGTGGTTTTTTCTTCAATCTTTGCCATGTTTGCAACTTACCTTGTTCCACCCTTGCCATCATCAGCACGAGGGAATGAAACCAATTGTTTGGCTGCATCCATGATAGAAGTTTTTATGCCATCTTTCATTGCTGTGACAATTTGAAAGTATTTTTGTTGAACATCTGGCTGCATGTGATCTGGATTCATCAACCCCAAAGAATCCACAAGGTTTTTTTCAAACTCCATCGAGGTTGCATTTGCTAGATGTTCAATGTTACGCATAGCCGTAAAGTGATTGGACTCTAGCAGAGCTTTTGCAACTGCTGTTTTTACTGCTTCTGCAAGTTGTTGTTTGTGAATCTTGATTGTCATGATTACCTGTTTCCTAAATAGCGTTCTTATCTTGGTAGTTCTGTTTTAATGAATAGATACAGCCTTTGTGCCACGGACTGAAGAATGGAATCTTGAGTGTCATAAAGAGCTTTGATCAACCCAAGAGCGTGCTCTGGATTTGAAAAGACCGTTTGTATCTGCCCTTTGAGCGATTTAAGAATCATGTTTGGGTCATTTGTTTGATTCAACAAGTCTTGAGCCCCAGAAACCATGGAAGCAATCGGATCTCCTGTTGGTTGCTCAGTTGGCTCGGGTTGCTCAGGTTTGGCTGATTCTTCACCGCCACTTCCATCTTCACCACCACCAAAGCCCCCACCGCCGCCTCCACCACCGCCGCCAAACCCACCAAAGCCTCCACCACCGCCCGCAGCACCGCCTAGATCCTCTGCGCCCTCTGGCGGCGCATTGGGATCATCCAATGAGACATCCCCAGGCTCGGCCCCTGGAGTGCCGCCAGGGGCTCCCATTGAAGCGTCACCACCGACAGGCTGGTTTGGATCGGAAGGTGGCTGTTCTGGCGCCGCTGCTGCATCAGGAGCCGGAGCAGGTTCTTGGGTTGGTGGTGGTGTATCGGCTTCTGCGAATACCTTTTGAAAAGACTTTCTAAAATCTTTTCTTCGTTTGTTCGACTTGGAAAGAGCAGCATCAAGTTCTTCTGCAAGAACTTGATCAATGATTTTTTTTACATTGCTTTCTGTTAACTTCATGATGGTAATTATCAGAGTAAACGATGACGCATATTATTGTTAGTTTTTGTCCTAATTGTGGCGCTCCTATTTGGATTGAAGAAAAATCAAAACAGCAGCAATTCCCACCACCAAGTATTTTTACTTGTGCGTGCAAACCAGAAAAGCATTTTAAACTTGAAGCAAGCGAAAATCCTGGTGGGGTACGACCAAAGGTACTACTGAAGGATTAAATCAGTTTATGGTTCTTCAAGAACTGAAGAACTACTTGGTAGTCAGATTCAGACATGAACGACTCATCTTTCATGTCTTGATCAATTGAATCGGGAAAAGGCCATGCAAAGTAGTAAGCACCAGTAGTCATTTCTTTCTTGAAGCGATCTCTTAACTGTTGCATCTGGTTTTCTGAGAAGTTGTGTAGTCTTCTACCCAGAAGGATAGAAACGCGATAACCACGACGTTCAAACTTATAGCGCCATGGAGCAGGCAAAGGCGCTAAAAGCAACAGGAACAACAAGAACAAGAACAACAATGGATTGATAATTGCGAACACGCTCAAAAGACTGAGGGCTGCAAGACACTGAGGAAAGAGATAGCCCAGGATGAACTTTGCTTTGTTTCTCACATAGTCAATGATATGAAACGTTTCATGAATGGTAATGTCCAAGAGCGCCATCTCATTTGCAGCCTCAAGACCATCAGGAATATAGATGGTTTTTCCTATGGTTGTGATGTAGTGAGAGAATGAAGGGTTGAATGGTTTAAGGATGAAAGCAATTGCTTTCATCAGAAATGATTCTGACTTTTTAACAACTTTGGCATCAGGAGCATATTTCTTGGTTACTTCCTCAAAAAAAGCTCCGGCCAATCCTGGTAGTTGAATGCTGGTTGACATAGCTTAACCTCACGGTTAAGTACATCATCGCACACTCATTTCTTTTTGATAGGTTAGGCCATCAGTTATTGTCTCCACCCATTTCTCAGAAACCCATCGTCTATACATTTTTCGATTATGAGGATCGGTTATTAAACAATAATAACACATTTCGTCGTTAAACTGTTTTTTTGCGAGAAGCAGCAACGTGTATTTTTTTCTAGCACGATCCAATTGAGGGTTGTGAAAATGAGAGAATGCGTCGTCATGCACAGTGTCAAAAAGCAACACGGTTTCTTCGTGTGGTACTTTTGAGTAATATTTTGCGTAATGATTTCGTTTATATTGAAGCAAAGAGCCAATTTCCATATTCTGTCACTCTAGCATTTGTGCTTTTTCAAGAAAACCTGGCTCAATTCCGTGTTAAGTGGAACATAACCAGGGAGGGGGGATTGACAGGGGAGAGAAAGAGATGTATGTTCTCTCACATGACGAACTCAACGGCACTTGGCGATCTTGGGATGGTTTATGAAGGGGAGCTCTCTGATTCTCTCTCTGACTTTGAAATCGAGGCTATGCTTCATGAGCTCAACCAAGACCCCGGATATGCTGCATACATAGAGGATCGAAAGGCCGCATCACTTGAGTACCAAATGATGTTTATGGACCTCCTCCCTTTTTGATCATTTTCAATATACCAGAACTTCAAAAAACGACATAGTTAAACTCGTGAAGCTGAAAAGCTTCAACTTTCGTAAGAAGTTTATCATTTTAATCTTCTTCGTTAGTATGGGAATCGCGAGTCCCCAAAAATGATTCTCGCCCTGTTGATCAAGGGTAGCACGGAAAAGTGAACCCAAGCTTCCCGGCGCTTCAAACTTGCGGTTCGGTGTCATTTCGAGCTTTGCATGTGTAGTGTCTGAATCATCGGTTTTTCTCTCGAAATGCTTCAGTGGGTCCGTCAAACCTTCTTTGTCCATGTGGTCGAATGGAATTAGGCACCTCTTTCCTAAAGAGGATTACGCGGGTTCGAGTCCTGCCATGGATGCCAGATTATTCCATAATTAAGTTTATGGAAAACAAACTCCCTCCTCACACACGTCCTATCCCACTACCGGAGTCAGGAAACTTCTCTCTTACTGAAACTGTGAGAGAGAAAGCTCTGATTGCAGTTTCTTTTGCTGATGAGTTTGAAAGGCTTCTTGAGCTTTATGGAATCACGAGCTATGACATCTATGTCTGCTCGCCAACGTTCACTCTACATCATTCAAATTTGGCTGATAAAAAAGATGAGCCTATCGGATCTATAGACCCCGAAGCAACACCAACCAAGAGTTTTTTCTTTAACATGGAATGATGTTTTTGGAAAACAAATTAGTTGATTTGAGACAGGTGATGTGCGAAGCTAGTCACCTGGAGCTAAGATAAATGGGAGTTGAAATTGATGTTGTTCTTGATCTGTCTCGTGGTGATTGTGGCAAGGGTAAAGTTTCTCACTCACTTGCTGCAACTAATCAATACACACACTCGCTAAGGTTCAACGGCGGCGGGAACGCTGGCCACACCATCTTTCACAAGGGAAAGAAGTTTGTAACGCATCAGATTCCAGCAGGAGTTTTCTACGGAGTAACTTCTGTTATTGGCAATGGTTGTGTCATCAATGTTGACAAACTGTTTGAAGAGATAGAATACCTGGAGGCTGGAGGCGTTGAAGCCTCCAAGTATCTTCGGGTTGCTCGTAATGCACACATCATCACAAAAGAGCATCTCAGGCTTGATGGGCTGGATAATGCTATCGGAACAACCAGAACAGGAAACGGCCCTTGTTACTCCGACAAGTATGCAAGGGAGGGAATCATTGCAGAGAAGGTGGTAACCCTTAAGCCTTTCATCATTGATATGCAAGAAGAGTTCTATGGTGATACATCAAAAGACATCACCATCCTTGCAGAAGGCGCTCAGGGATTCTATCTTGATGTTGATTGGGGTAAGTACCCTTATGTGACTTCTAGCCATTGCGGCATTGGAAGTGTGCTGCTCAATGGTTTCAATCACAAGCAGCTTAGGAAGGTCTATGGAGTTGCCAAGGTTTATGAAACCTATGTGGGTGCTGACAAGTTTGAGCCAAGTGATCCTATTTTCTCCAAAATCAGGGAACTAGGTCAGGAGTTCGGTGCAACCACTGGTCGCCCACGTCAATGCAACTGGCTCAATGTAGATGAGCTAATGAATGCTGCATTGATGAATGGGGTTGATGAAATCCTTTTGAACAAGCTTGACATTCTTGATGAGCTTAACACATGGAAACTGCGTTGGAACGATGGAGAGGTCTATTCGTTCTCAAACTCTGATGAGTTTCAAGAGTTTCTGCGTTCCCATTTCCGAGATATCTGTCCAGTGAAATTCTCCAGAAATCCTTACAACCTCACCTGATTTTTTTTCTCTTGACTGCACATGGGGGTCGTGGTACAACACTCTCATGTGCATCATCGTTGTAAAGCCTGAATCCGTCGATCTTTCCATTGACACCATTGTGAACATGTGGATTCACAACCCGCATGGTGCAGGTTTCATGTATGAGGACGACGGCAATCTCAAGATTGTCAAGGGCTTGATGAATATCAAGGATTTTTATGATGCTTATAGTTCCGTGCGAGATCGCAAGCTCGTGATCCATTTTCGCATCCGAACTCACGGTGAAATCTCTCAAGAGCTCACACACCCGTTTCGCATTGACAGAAAGACGGGCATGGTTCACAATGGCATTCTGCCCATCAACCCTCCCAAGGGAGAGAGTGACACCTCCTTTTTTGCTCGTCGCCTTCGGGAATCGAACCAGAACATCATGGGAGTGCTAGAGAGCCGCAAGGTGCGCCAGCGCATGATCAGTCGTATCGGCCGAAGCAAGATCGCCTTTATGAACAATGCTGGCAAGGTTCAAATTCTGAATGGGCACATGGGGCACATGGAGGCTGACGGCTGTTGGTACTCAAACAACAGCTATAAGTCGCATGATGACTACAAGAAGCTGATTGCCCTTGACTATGATCCGAAAAACTGGTATGGCTCTTCCGAAATGATCGTGATGTGATTTTTTTTCTTGCCCCAAGTTGGCACTTGGGGTATAGTCTAAACATCAACTGACACCAACCAAGAAAACAGAAAAACAAATGTGTATCATCGTTGTCAAGCCTGCTCCGGTTCAATTTTCCATCAACACCCTGATGAATATGTGGGTAAACAATCCCCACGGGGCAGGTTTCATGTGCTCTGATGGTAACGAACTCACTGTTGTCAAGGGGCTGATGAACTTTGAGCACTTTCTTGGTGAGTATTACAAGCACGCCGCAAAGAAGATGGTGATGCACTTTCGTTGGCGCACTCATGGTCCCGTGCGCAAGACACTTACGCACCCGTTCAAGATCGCGGAGAATGTCGCTTTTGTCCACAACGGCATGATTCCTTGGGTCAAAGTCAAGGAAAATGAGAGCGATACTTCTGTCTATGCTGAGACGCTGGAACGGCGTTACACTGATGTTTTTGCTGCTCTGGAGCGTCCCCAAACCCGCAAGTTCATTGTCGGAGAAATCGGCTTCAGTAAGCTGGCCTTTATGAACTCCGTGGGAACTGTCAAGATCCTAAACGGACAAATGGGGCACATGGGGGATAATGGCTGTTGGTATTCGAACCACAGCTATAAAAACTTCTTGTCGTATGACAAGAAGTATGGTAATGTGGACTACAATCGGAATCTTTGGATTCCGAGTGCAGACGTTCTGACTCTCTGATCTGCCTCGAAAATAGTTGTTGACTCCAATAGCGAAATAGTTTAGTATGGTTTCACTGAGTGGGTGAAACCACAACCCTCAAGAAATAAGAAAGATAAGCAACAAATGTGTATCATCGCTCTCAAGCCCGAGAACATTTCGATTTCCGACCAAACCATCAAGAACATGTGGGAGAACAATGATGATGGTGCAGGTTTCATGTACGCAGACCGTGGCAAGGTGCGAATCGTCAAAGGGCTGATGACTCTTGACTCGTTCATGGATGCTTACCGCCGTGTGGGCGATCACCGCAAGATTGTTATGCACTTCCGTATCCGAACTCATGGTGAGATCTCCCAGGAGCTTACGCACCCGTTTTGGATTCGTCAGGGCATCCTTGGCATGGTTCACAACGGAGTGATCTCTTCGGTGGGTCACACTGGAAAGGCAAACGAAAGCGACACTTCGCTCTATGCGCGGAATCTTTCTAAGCGTTTTGTCAATCCGGTCAAGTCTCTCGAAAGCTCTGAGGTGCTTGAAAAGATCAAGTCTGAAATCGGCTATAGCAAGTTGGTTTTCTTGACAAATGACAATCGGCACATCATTGTCAACGAAAAGCTCGGTGATTGGCATGATGGTTGCTGGTTCTCGAATGGCAGTCACAAAACCAACTATACTCGTTGGTCTTACAAGAATGCTTGGATGGCTGAGGATTATAGTGGTTACGAAGGGTATAAGCCCTACACCGCCAGCACAGGAACTTACAACCGTACAGCGGCCTTTACCCCCACGGCTGCTTCTGAGTCTCCTTTGGTCGTTGTGCCTGCTAGTGATGATGCTGAATGGGAAGCGTTGATCAATCGTTACGAGGCTCGTTACGGCTCGGTGCGAACCTGATAGTTTCAACTTCTGAACCCACTACGATTTTTCTTGTACCCAACAAGAAATGTGATATAGTGGGTTCAGAAGTAAGGAACAACCCCGAAACTCTCACCACTACAACCCTCAAGAAATAAGAAAGATAAGCAACAAATGTGTATCATCGCTCTCAAGCCCGAGAAGGTTCAGTTTTCGCGTGCGCAGCTCAAGATTATGTGGGATAACAACCCTGACGGGGCTGGCTTCATGTACGCCGAGGACGGCGTTGTCAAGATTGTGAAGGGTCTTATGACGCTCGATGCGCTTGAGAATGCCATCAACGAGGTTGGTCCGCTGCGAAAGCTCGTGATTCACTTCCGCATTCGAACGCACGGGGCGATCTCCAAGGAGCTCACGCATCCGTTCTGGATCACTGAGAACTCGCTTGGGATGGTTCACAACGGCGTGATTCGCAACCTTGTGAACCAGACTTCTGAGGCTGAGAGCGATACCGCCGTGTTCGCTCGTTCCTTCGCTGATGCATACGTTTCGCCCCTTCAGGCGATTCGCAACCCGTTTCACCGGGATATGCTGGAGGCTTACATCGGATTCAGCAAGATGGTTTTCCTTGACAGCAAGGGGCGCCACTACATCCTGAATGAGTCGCTTGGCACTTGGGAGAACAATGTTTGGTACTCAAATGATCGGTTCAAGCCCGACCTCCCCCGCGTTTCAGGGAATACGCGAGTAATCTACCCTGTTACTCAAGCCGCGAGTTATTCCAGGGAGCAGCGCCAGCTTGAACTTGAGCAAGCGTTCGATGGGCTTGAGTACAAGTCCCGCACCGACCGCTCTAGCGGCTCCCGTCGTGGCAACCGTTCTAGTGGGGTTGTGCATGTAAGCCGCGGCTCTGAGAACACCCGGCGTCGCCAGAAGGCGCTTCTGGGTTGCCCCACGACTCGACTCTCTGAGTCGTATTGGGATTCCCAGGACTTTCCCGGTGCGGAATACCCCGTCGAAGATTGATCGCACTCACACAGTGAAACAAAAGGCCAGAGAGAAAATTTTCTCTCTGGCCTTTTGTCATTTGTCATTACAATACATGTAATGTTTTTAAACAGAACATTCAGGAATGAATGATCTACTCAACAAAGCTTTTCCGGTAATTAGAAGAGTTTATCCTTCTACAATTAGATCGGACATTGTAAATGTCCAACCAATGAAAGCACCATCATCTTTGCTGTTTTACAAAGATTTCGAGTATAGAATTACTGATCCAATTTTCACGCAAGCCGGTTTAGAAACAGTGTTTGAGGAGATAGATTGAAACAATGAATATAACAATCATTGCAGCAATGGCAAAAAATAGAGTTATTGGCGTTAATAACAGCCTTCCAGCATGGAATATCCCTGGTGACTTGAAGCGATTCAAGGAGTTAACAATGGGGAAGGTGATGATCATGGGTCGGAAGACTTTTGACAGCATTGGTCGATGTTTGCCGGGACGTTGGACCGTGGTTGTAACCGCAAGCAGAATGCCTGAGATTCACAACAGCCAGACCAAGCCTTTATTTGTCAACAGTCTCACAGAGGCTTTCAAACAGGCTGAGTTGTTGAATCCGGGTGGAGAGATCATTGTTGCTGGCGGCGGAGAGATCTACACTCAAGCTTTGCAGTTTGCAAATAAACTGGAACTGTCCATCTTCATGGAAGATATGGCAGGGGACACATTTTTTCCCGTTTTACCTGAAGGCGTTTGGGAAATTGCCAAAAAAGAAAGTTTTGACAACCACGTTTTTCTAACGATGTTTAGAAAGAAAGCAGATCTGATAAAAGAAGATTCTTCTGATTCCGATAAAAGCTATAAAGAACTAGGAGCGAAAATTGGAGCTCTTGTTGATGAGAAGAACAAGGCTTATGGATCATCTTTTGATGATGCTGGTGACTTTCTTCGGATTTTGTACCCTCAAGGCATTAGTGTTTCTCAATATGGGGATGCTTTGGCCCTTGTCAGAATCTTTGACAAGATGAAACGAATAGCAACAGATAAAGATGCTTTTGGGGAAAGCCCATATGCAGATATTGCTGGTTACGGTTTATTGGGATTGAAAAAAAGCAGAAAAACAAAAGACAACAAAGAAGCAGCCAAAAGCCTAAAAAAAGCTCTTAGTTATATGGAAAAAAAGTATTCTTGATACATGTCAACTCACTATCAAACTCTAGGCGTAGAACCAACAGCTTCTCTTGAGGATATCAAGAAAGCTTTTCGTTCATTGGCTTTAAAATTACACCCTGATCAGAACCAAGACAATCCGACTGCGGAGGAAGATTTCAAAAGGGTTAATGAAGCATATCAGGTATTGTCAGATGTAAATAAACGCAAAGAATATGACAGGCGGTTAAATAACCCTGATGAAAACGTGTTTGAGATTGATGAAGACAGTTTTCCTTTTGGTGGAGGTTTTTCTTGGGCGGCAACCAATGGATTTGGAAACAATGCAAGGATTGTTCTAAGTTTGGAAGACTTGCTCAATGGCTGCACGAAAAAAGTGAACATCAACTTGCTGCGTCAAAAAATTGTTAACAACAAGTTCTCATTTGAGCAAATCAAACAAGAAATAGAGATAAAACTGCCACCTGGGTTACAGAACCAAGGGATCATCTTTGTAGAAACAAAGATTGAGGACAAACTTGAAAAAGTCATAGTTCATATCGACATCCTAACAGACGGCTGCAAGGTAATGCCAAACGGCGATGTGGTCAAAAACCTCTCCGTGTCTTACCCTGTTTCTATCTTGGGAGGGCTTGTGGAAGTTGAAAATCTTTTTGGCAAGAAAGAAATGCTTCGAGTCCCTGAAAACACAAAACCCGGCATGTTACTATCAGTTGCCGGTCAAGGACTTCCTAGATCGCCTCACGATCTAACGAGAGGCTCTTTGCTATATGCAGTAGCAATAGACATTCCAAACAACCTCGATGAAGAAGCCAAAGAAATCCTTCGCCAGTTCCAGAATAAACTTGAACAACTAGAAAAACAGAAAGCAACATAAAGTCATGGAAAAAAAGCAATATAAGTTCTCGGATCAAGTTATTGGGCAAATTAGAGAGTTGCTACAGCTATCTTTGTTGTCACAAACAAACTTTGTTGATCACATGCGTGCTGTAAGAGTTGAAATCTCCGAAGAGACAGGCAACTTGATTCTTGCCAAAGACTATGTTGAAGGTTGGAATCAGATGGCTGAGGAGATGTTCCAGAAAGCTTATGAGAAAGTTGAGCAAATGGCCTCGACGATTGCCACAGATACCCCTACAGACGACTCTGCTGAAGAGATTGACTCGGAGGAGGTTGTGATCAGCCGCGACCCAGAAACGGGCAAACTAACGGTATCACGTCAAGGCGTCCCGGTTGGTTCTCAAGGCTGAACCAGATGAGCGTTAAAAGTCTTATCCAAACCGTGGAAGCGAATACTATCAAACGTGGTGGTAGTTTTACGTTCAGCATGTCTTATTCGCCAGAAGCAATAGAAGAAATTAAAGAGATGGGCGAGTTGTTTACTCGTCGGTATCAATACACTGTTGCACCGATTCCCGGCACAGAGCAGAAAACCATCATTATTAGCTTAAAAAACTTGAACAGAAGATGAAAAAAGAAGAACTTCTTAAAACTCTTGGGATACCGGATGCGTTTGAAAACTTCATGCCGGTTTCCGGCACCAGACTTTGGGGATGGAATGGCGACCGAGCCATTTTTCCTTCATTGATTCAAAAGCTCAAACCTTCATTGATTATTGAGGTTGGCAGTTGGATGGGTTTGAGTGCTGTGAACATGGCAACAAGCTGCAAAATGTTTGGTTTAAACGACACATCAATCATTTGCATTGACACTTGGTTGGGTTCCAAAGAGCATTGGAGAGATCCAAACCTTATCTCTCACTTGGAACTCCAGAATGGATTTCCTTCTTTTCACAAAAGATTCTTAACCAATGTTCATCAAGCATCTGTTTCGGATAGAGTTGTTCCGCTTCCAATGCCTAGCCAGATAGGAGCTTCTTTCCTTAAAGACTTTAATCTGAAAGCAGAGTTGATCTACATAGATGGAAGCCATGATCAAAAAGATGTCTATGATGATCTCATGGCTTATTGGGACTTGCTTGCTCCTGATGGGGTGATATTTGGTGATGATTGGCCTTGGGATTCGGTGGCAAATGCCGTCAAAGCTTTCTGTGCTGAAAAAGGCTGTGTTTACACGGTGCATGACATCAACTGGATCATCTACAAGTAATCAAACAACACTTGTTTCCTTGGAGTTCTTGTGATAAGATCGCTCCATGAGTCTAGGTGTATGTTGTCAGTGGTTAGAGCTGCGCACAAAGCGTGATGGTTCTGTTGTCTACGAAAACTCTATCAATGAACGCTCCCTGCAACTAGGGCGTTTTCAGCAAGGACTGTACTCTTCTTCTGTTATTCGTGAAGTCTATATCAACAACATCAAAGAAATCATCAGGGTTGTTCCCAAACTGACAAGAAGCAATCTCAAGTTGTTTAGATTGTCAAGTGGGCTGTTTCCTCTGGCTGACTTCAACCAATCACTTCTGCATGATGACGAACAGATCTCGCTTCTGCTTGCAGAGGCAGGAAACGCCTTTAAAACTGCTGGTATTCGAGTCACGACTCACCCGGATCAGTTTGTTGTTCTTAGTTCTGACACGCCATCAACAGTTGCCAAGTCTATCAAAGAACTTGAGCATCATGCTTGGGTATTTGACAAGATGGGAATGTCTTTGTCGCCACTTGCTGCAATCAACATTCATGGTGGTAAGTCAAACAGACTTGATCAATTGATTCAAGTTATTTCGAGTTTGCCAACTAATGTGCGGTCTAGGCTTACTCTTGAGAATGACGAAAGCTGTTATAGTTTGATTGACTTACTCAAAGTTTACTCTGTCACTGGTGTTCCTGTGGTTTGGGATTCACACCATCACACTTTCAATGATGGCAACATGACTCTGGAAGAAGCTTACAACCTCTCCAAAACAACCTGGATTGAATCTGGTGTTAAACCGCTACAACACCTATCAAACACCACACCAGGGATGGAGAGAGGAAGTTTTATTGAACGCAGAAAACACAGTGACCACATTCACTACATCCCAGAATGTCAGTTGGGCGGTTTGATGAATGATACTGTGGACATTGACGTGGAAGCCAAGATGAAAAACTTGGCTGTCAGCAAACTTCGTGAAAAATTTGCTTTTTAGGCTGGAAACTTACCATTTCTTACAAGACCAATACCTTGCCTTGGTTTTTGGCCCAGGGTTATCACAGTTATGACGAGCCCGAAAACTTCTTCTTCGTTCTGGGTTTGACTTCTTGATTCTCATGTTTGGATCACCAAAGTTGACTTTCTTGACATTCCCAGTGTTTGGATCTTTAACAAACACCTTGAACTTCTTTACGTCCCCCCTCATTGGTTTGTTCAAAGCAACCTTTCTGCCTTTGTATTCACCCTCTGTTAAACCATCTGGTTGCTGAGTTGATAGAGTTTCCAATAGACATGCCATACAAGCAGGATGTTGTTCGTGTTCATTAATTTCAACAGTGGCCTCATAAAGAGGTTCTGGGTTGAACTTCATATTTTGATGAACCGAGTCAATATCTGAAACACAAACAGCAATCTTTTCCTGTGACCACTCTGGAACTCCATGGTGCTTCACAACTAATAGTTGAAGTTCTTTTGCCAGAACTTCAATCTTCTTCAGATTTGAAAGAACCATTGAAAGCTCTTCTTGATCGCCTGTTTGTTCATCAGAACCAGATTCGAAATATTCTTGTATTTCTTTTAATGTTGGTAAGGTCATAAAACGTAAATATACTGTTTGGATTAGAATCCAAGATCCAACAAGACAAGCTCTCTTGTTGATGGTCGAATCCCCCAATTCTCATCATGAAAGTCGTCTGCGTCAACATCGCATGTTCGCAATTCATCCACGAGCTTTTTAAGCCATGGACTATCATGGTACAGACGAGTAAACACTCCTGAGCTATAATCCGGCAAATGAGTGTTGGCAAAAAAGTTTCTCAAGTCCAACCAATCAGTGAATTGATGTCCTAGAAGTGCATTGAGTCTATCAAACAACTCTTTGCCTTCAATGGGCTCCAGTCGTTCTTCTAACAACCAATAAAAGTGTTTGTGGTCATAGTCGTAAATGATTGGAGCATGAGATGGCCCAAGACATGTTGCATGTTTAAGCTCATTTTCGTTTTGCTCGGATAAATAAGGGGATTTAGCTACCTTTAAAATCAACTTGTCATCAACAGCATAGACGTTTCTACCACTACCATTTGCTATCAAAGTGAACTTGTCATAGATGTAACTGCGAACATCGTCAATGTTATCGAGTTCTTTCAGTTCTTGTATCTTCCAGTTGGACTTGGTTGCCTCTTCTTGAAGAAGAAAACTAAAAAACTGAGATAGGGATTTCATGCGTTTAAATATATTTGAGGCTCAAGCTACTTTTTGAAACTCAAATGTTTTTCTCACATTTCTAGCAAACCACTTTCCAGCACTCTCTGCTGGGTCTTCACAAACCCTTTGCAACTCATCAGCAATCTGTTGAGGAACAAAAAAATAGTCATAGATCTGCCCACCCCTGAAATAAACGCGCAAGGTTTGATCCCTTGGCTCATACTCGAATGAGTGAACCATGGAACTGTTCTGGCACGCTATAACCGTTCTGGGAGCTCGTGTTGTTGTGGGTGGGGTTTGATCCGTTGTGGAAACTTCCGGCCTCTCCTGGGCCTCTGGCGGCGTTCTGGGAGGTATGTTTCCCGTTGTGTTTGGGATGGCTGGTGGCATCGCAGGTTCTCGTTCAAAGTTTGGCATTACCATGATTTTTCTCTTGACTCCTTGAGATTTTAAGTGTAACATGTTTGTCATGACAGAAAAACTGCCTTACACTATCAGAATTGTGCGTGGAGACTCTAGTGGTGATGGCCATGGCCGAACCAGTACCAGTTTTTATCTTTCATCCTTGACGGCACAAGAAGTTCGTGCTGCTTATCGGAAGGGTGTAAGCATCCTTGGATTCGATCTGATTGAAGAGGAAAGAAACAGCGGCGGGCGACGTTTCCAACTCAAACTTGAGCATCGAGAAACCATGAAGGCACATGGTTTTGCCAATGAAAATTGGGATGAAAGCAGCATTGACTATGAGACATATGGTGAAATTTACTTTTGGATCGTCAAACTTGGCAATCCAAACTTTGAAGTCAAGTGGACTCCTGAGCCAGATGACGCAGTAGAGATCGGAGGATATTGCTATGAGCTCTGAAATGCATCAGATCAACTTGATCCTTGGCGACTGGTCAGATGATGGCCATGGAAAAACCTGCACAAAAACCGTGAGATGCAATCTCACTCTCGAAGAGCTTCAAAAAGCTTATGAGAAAGGTTCTGAAATCGTTGGGTTCAGTTTGTGCGATGAAGTTGCCACCGAATATCAAAACTCAGATTTTGACGCGGAATATGCAGCCATGCTCGAAAAACACGGTTGCAATCTACTCTCGAAATGCGAAAGCTTTAAAGGGGTTTACCACTTGGACAGAGACTTGTTTGTAAGAATTTTCATGTTTGTTTGCGGGGTGGGAGCAGATTCAAAGCTGGAGTGGGAGTTTGTTACCACACGCAAGCTCGATTTTCACATTGGCGGTTACGGCCTGTTCTATTGAGCAACATTTTGATTTGTGGTTAAAAACCACCCCTTTGTTTCCAGGCATTTTCACTTACAACCTCGGGCTTGTTATTCGTGTGTTTTGCGCGATAACAAGCCCGTTTTCACATGGAGATATCTCCAAGAACCTCAAACTGATTTTTTCTCAGTTTTCTTCTTGACCCAAACAGAGAGTTGATGTAGAGTGGTTTCTGTCAGTGAGACGAAGTGAGAGAAAAACTTCGGAGAAAAAAGTCCTTGACTCACAAAGGCACCTATGATAAAACAAAGAAGTAATCTGAAGCAGTAAACGGAGGATAGGAAGCAAAGTTGGGCACCTGAAAGCTTAAAGCTGAAAAAATCTAATAAATGTAGTGTAAAGTGTGTACAGTTTGGTCTGTGTTCGAAGTGCTAACAAAGAAATTATGCTAAACTAATAAATTAGTGAGTTCGGAAATGGAACCGATAATAATATAAAATTATCTGGTGCGTTGTCGAACCACGGTCCTGAGTAAGACTAAAAACTGCTCATTCTCGATTGTGCTCATGTATGCTCCTAGCATGAGACACTTGGAAACACTGACGTTGTGTTATTCATCACACAATCCAGTAGACACAGGTTCGACTCCTGTGACAATCACTATCCCGTTGTGGTCGAAGGTAAGACGCTCTGCGGAATCACGTTGAAGTACAAGGCGTGAGGAAGATCAAAAGTAGCTACTTTGATAAAATGAGAGAACTAGGTTCAATTCCTGGCAACGGGGCCAAGCGTATCTGGTTTAGGACTAAGTAAAAAGAAGAGCCTCTGCTCAGACGGAGGGCGTGTGGCCACACGCGAAACAGAGTTCTGACTCCTTCTTACCAGATACTCACCTCGTCAGTTTTGCAGAAAAACAGCTTTAGAGCCTTGAGTTTCAACTCGGCTCGGAGAAGTCCTGGGTGCAACTCCCAGCCGAGGTTTCTTTTTTATGAAATCAGTAATTGAAGCAATAGAAGTGTTCTATAAAATCCTTGATGGAGGTCCGGTCCTTTGTGGCCGTTGTATCGCCGCTTGGAGGCCATCATGCTCTTTTTGTCCTGCTTGTGGGAATTACTTGACAGGCGAACAGAACACTGTGAGAGCCAGAGAAGTCTATAAGCTGCAAAGGAAAGATGATGCTCCACCAGTCGGTTCATCTTTTTGGCTGGACTATCTCCAAAAAAATGATATAGATGTTGAAGTGAAGCCAGAGAACAATTCCACGTTAAGTGGAACATAACCAGGGAGGAGGGGGGATGAAGGCAAAGTACAATCTGTTCTTTACAGAAGAGACTGATGTAGGGTTTATTAACCCTGACACCATGCGCAAGGAATGGTATCAGTGTTATTACCCCAAGGGTTCTACATTACCAGTTGCAGACATTGCTTCTGGCAATGAAAGAAACATCTTCGCAATCTGCACAGATGGTGTTATTGTTGTTGCTCAGGCAAACACAGTTCGGATTACGCATCTAAATCAAAAGTGATATGAACATGGAAACAGATTTCTCATTGGAACCCGTTGAGTTTTTTCTTCGCAAAGATTTAAATCCTTTGCAGAAAAAATCATTTGAATTGAGCTCGGAAGAACTCAAAGGCTCTTTGCTCAATCTCAAATCTGGAGTCAACGTCTATAAGTTCAATGGATACAAAAATGGAGAGATCTCTTCTGATAACAGAGAAACCTATTTCTATCCAGGGTATTATCTGATTGTCGATTTCATTCCTGTTACTATAAAAACATGGCCCTCAAAAAGCAAAAAAGATTTTGCTTACATCCTGTTGTTTGGTAACGGTCTTTATCTGCTAGATCAGACCCAGGCCCTAAAAGCCGTTCAAAATCCGTCAAAATGACTTTCATCTTACCGCCACCCCACACAGTTCCACCAAGATTTCTATTTCTCACCAGAACACCAACCACCGAGGAGTGGAAAAAGGTAATATCCGACACAAACTACTCCAAAGGAGTTTTGGTTGAGTTTAAATCACCAATCTATGGTTTTAAGCTTAAAAATAAAATAACAGATTATTTACCAACAGAAGACATTGGCACTCTTCTTGTGCCAAATCACTATTTGGCTGCTAGCCTCTTACCAGTAACGACTGTAGACATGGTAACAGGAAAAACCACTTCCACTTTTGCATACACCATTTTGGCAAATAGCCAAGTCTATGTGGTTGATCTGCCTCAAGTTTATACTTGATTGAAATACGGTTGATTTTTTGCGGATATGGTATATACTCTCACTCTATGAGTGATTGGCTAGTACATCTAATTCAAGTTGGCCCAATGGGGAAGCATCCAAATGCTGACTCTCTTTCCATTACCCAGGTTTACGGGCAGAACATTGTTTGCCGCACAGATTCCTTTAAGGAAGGGGATCTTGCGGTTTTCATCCCACCTGATTCTGTCATGCCAGCAGACAAAGATCATGTGATCTATAAAGACAATCCTGGTTTGAAGTTGGGACAGTGCATTGATGCTGTTCGGCTTCGTGGTATTTTTTCCAATGGTTTCATGGTTCCTGCTTCTGTGTTTTTTACAGAAGCAGAACTGAAAGACATTCCAATTGGGACACACGTTGCTGAACGAATTGGCATTACCAAGTATCAGGATAATGGCGACCTTCTTTCCACTCGTGGAGATAATGAGCGCGATCCTGGTTACATGCCAACATACACGGACATTGAAGGTTGGCCCAAGAATCGCTTCTACATTCAAGAAGGTGAACAAGTAGTTCTGACTGAGAAGATTCATGGAGCCAATGCTCGATTCTGTTATCGTGATGATCGCCTGTGGGTTGGTTCCAGAACAGGAATCAAGGCGCAAGGTATTCGTGCTGATGGCACAGAAACAAACATGTGGTGGAGTGTTGCAAAAAACATAAACCTTGCAGACAAGTTTAAACAGCTTCAACTTCAACCAACAGTTGATGGCGTTCCAACTTGGGATCTGGCTCTTTACGGTGAGGTATACGGTCAGGTTCAGGATCTCAAGTATGGTGTTTCCAGTGGTGCTCAATTCCGTCTGTTTGATGTTTACAGCCCCTCTCTGGGCCGTTATGTCGATTGGGATGTGGTTGTGAGGGTTGCAGCCATCATGGGTTTGGACATCGTTCCTGAGCTCTACAGAGGCCCCTGGAAGGCAGAACTTGAGGGGATGAGGAACGGACCTTCCATGCTCTATCCAGGTCACACAAGAGAGGGTTTTGTGATCAAGCCTGTGATCGAACAAGAAGTGCTGTACAACCCCGAGAAACGTTCTTCTTTTTACGGTCGAACAATTTTCAAAATGATCGGGGAAGACTACAAACTTCGCAAACGTAAATGACAGGATCACCACTATCTAAGTAAGTGAGTGAAGATGTTTGATTGTGAAGGACTGAAGAAATCTCAAAATAGAGTTGGAGTTTACTGCATATTCAACACCAATAATGGTAGGCGATATGTTGGCAGCTCCAACAATCTTTGGCGTCGATTCACAGAACATCGTAGACATCTGAAAAAAGGCATTCACAGCAATCGTTTTTTGCAGAACGACCATGCTAAATCTGGCCCTGATGTCTTTATCTTCTTTATTATCCAAGAATGTTCAAAAGAAACTCGAATTGCCCAGGAGCAAAAGTGGTTAAATTCTGTATGGGATAATAAACAACTCTGTTACAACTTGGACTCTACTGCTGGAGCTCGTACTGGATGGATGCCATCAGAGGAGACTAAAGAGCGAATGAGTGCTGCGAAAAAAGGCAAACCTACTGGTCCATGTTCGGATACTCGCAGAGAAGCTATTCGGGAAGCAAAGCTTGGAAAATCGCATTTATTTAGTGTTGGTGGCAAACAGAAAATGGTGGAATCCAAGCAAAAGACCTATGATGTTCAATTGCTAGCGCCATCTGGTGTAGTGTATGGGCCGATTGTAAATCTTCATGCTTTCTGCCGAGAGCAAAGACTTGATAGGGCTAGTGTTCTTAGAGTAATCAAAGGGGTCCAAGGTCATGTAAATGGGTGGAGACTCATCTCTGACAAATATGTTGGCGAGGATTACAAAACCAGAAAGAAAAAGTAAGGGAATGTTGGGACAGATTCTTTGGAGACAAGTTGCCTACAAAAAACATCCCAAACTTCAACAAGGCGCTGTTGTGTTTGTCATTAAACTCACCGAAACCTTCAGTGATGTTCTTTACAATCACAGAATCTACAAAATTCCCACCCACTCATTCAAGGTTGTTGAAACAGAAAATGACCTTGAACCCCTAGAAACACTCAGAAAACAATTTCACAATAAAAGGCAAGAGTAGATTCGGTTGAAGCATAACTAAGAGTATGACAAACCTACTACTCAAACTAAAAGCCCTTTTTGAAACCATCAAAGCCTTTGTCTTGTCTTTGGTTGAAAAACTCAAGGCATTGGTTGCCAAAGCAAAACTTTCTCTTGCTCCATTGAAAGAGTGGGTTCAAGATAACAAGTTTGTTGCTGGTTGCTTGGTTCTTGCTCTTGTTGCTGTTGTCTTGGTTCTGCTAGGATGACTCAGCAATGGATGAGTTCATGAAGACAATATCTTTTTTGTCTTTAACGCTCACTTTTCTTTTGCTCATAGCCCTTTCTCTTCTCGGTATTGCCGAACTTCTAATATGGCTTTTTTCATAGGCTCACAAACCAGTAACATGTAACCCACCACATGTTACACTAGAAGTCTATGACGGAAAAAGACCTCAATGCATTTGCGGTATTAACTGCTGGAGTTGCAGCAATACCATTGCATACCCAATCACTGATTGAACTAGCTCGTCCTTATGCTCATTCAGAGCCCTTCAAAAAAGCTCTGAAAGACTTAGAAGCAGCATTCAATGCTTCAAGCGACCTAGAAGACATGTTGAAGTTTTTAAAAGAAGACAACAGAGAACTTTATAGAGCTCTTCTTTGGAACATGGAAAGATTCAACAAGAAAGAATGCGACCATGTTTAAATTGTGTTGGTGTACCGACATTCACTTGGATCATTTAACAGATTTTACCAGGACAGATAAAGGTTTTTATACAGGAGATCGACATATCTCCAAGAGAAAAGTTGAGAGTTTTTGTCAAGCCGTGAATGCAATGAACAGTGATGCTCTGGTGATAACAGGAGATATCACTGAGGCACCCTTGCTAAAGACTCATCTTGAATGGCTTGAGGAGTTCATCCCAGCTATTCCAATCTACTTTGTTCTTGGAAATCACGATTACTGTAAAGGGTCTATTTCTTCTGTTAGAAAATGGCTTGAAACCTGGCATGGAAAGTCAGGTCGTGTTCATTGGCTAAACAAAGCAGGAGTGGTTCGTTTGACAGAAAAAACCGCTTTAATTGGTCATGACGGATGGCATGATGGAGGTTACGGAAATTGGTTTGAAGGGCATGTTGGGATGCCGGAGTATCGTCAAGTCGATGAGTTTCTAGGGCTATCTCCCACAGGAATCCATGGTTTTCTGCAAGAACTTTCTTTACAGAACGCCGATCATATTTTAAAGCATGGAACAATTGGCGCACAGCAGTATGAAAACCTGCTCATTGCAACTCATGTCCCGGTTTTTATGGAAAATGCAAGAAATCCTCAAGGAAAACTTAGCGACAATTTCTGGCTACCCTGCTTCAGTTCCAAACATGCCGGTGATGCTTTGTTGAAGTTGGCAAAGCAGTTCCCCAACACCAACTTCACATGTCTATCTGGGCACACACACACGGAATGGGAACAAAAGTACAGAAAAAACCTTGTAGAGTTAACAGGATATTCAAAGTATGGTACTCCTGAACTATCAATTCGACTTCTTGACATCATCTGAGACACAAAGAAAACATTATGAACGAAACATCTATCATCGAAGCACTCTCCTCTTTCAAAGAGAAATACAACCTTCCAGACATCACAGCAGTTGATGCGGACGTTGATAACTCGACCATTCATGTGCATACCGCAAATGCCAAAATCTGGGTTGACCTTCCTGAGTTTCATGAAGGCTACTATGTGAAAATGAATGTTCATCGTCGCAACAGGAAATGATTCATGAAAAAAAATAGCAACCTGAGACTGATCAGGTTTAAACAAAAAGCAGGCGAAGAAGAAACAGTGCATTTTGGTCTGTTTAGAGTTTTTTACAAAAACTCAGGAGCAGTTGATTTTTATCACCCTGCTCCTCTGCATACAGAAAAATTCTACGACCTTAATGAGCTTCAAGAAGAGATACTAGAATGCCTTAAAGCATTTAAACGCCCAATCCTTAAATCGGAAGACTTCAAATAATGAACTTCAAACTATTGAAGTTGATAAAGAAAAACTTAGAAAAAAAAGATAGTGACGATTGTGAACGACAGCCTTATTGGCTATCGTTAGCTCTTGCTATCTTACCGGCAGTTCTGCCTGTGTTAATTGATAAAATTGGTGAATTCCTCATGCGATTCTTCTTTAGAGAAGAGGAAGAGGAAGAGGAGGAGGAGAAAGAAGAAGAATGAAAACGACAAACTATTTTGATCCCCAAAGAAAAGGTGGCTCCATTCAAACTCAGTCAGGAGTCATCTTCTACCCCCTTGATCCTCTTCTTGAGGATATAGTTTTGGAGGATGTTGCGCACGCACTTTCTAACAAGTGCCGCTTCACTGGTCACACCAGGAGTTTCTACAGCAGCGGAGAACACGCTGTTCGGGTTGCTTTGGACATTGCCAATGTTGGCGGTGATTACCTTGACCAACTTGGTGGTTTGCACCATGACGACACTGATTCTTATTTGCCTGATGTGCCTACTCCGTTGAAAGTTTTGCCAGAGTTTGCATGGTTTAGAGATCTAGAACACTACATGCAAGATCTATGCTTTCTAAAGTTCAACTGCATAGACATAAACCATTCATTGATCAAAAGGTCTGACATCAGAATGCTTTTAACAGAAAAAAGAGATCTGATGCCAGAAAAGAATAGCAACTGGAATCACTCTTACACAGAAGAAGCCGTCCCACACCCTTACAAGATAAAACCGCTTAAACCAAAAGAAGCAGAAGCGTTTTATCTTGAGTTGCATCATGCTCTGACATGTGCTATAAACGGAGACGACGAGCACTACAAAGCATTCAAAAATGTCTTTATACAAAACCACTCAACCTGACATTCTTGCGATTAGATTATCTGAAAAAAGAGTCAACGAAAAATATCGTCCAAAGTGGAAAATACTGCATCAACCTGCGACAAAAATTGCAATCAAAGCAAGTTTGCCGTTAAACACAGTGGGTTTGTATATTGGTGAAACCAAAGGCCACCTGATTGGCTCAAAAATTTTACATGATTTTGTTTTGTTGCTTGTGGGACCAACTCTGTGGTATGTTCCTACACAGTACACAAAGCTAATAACAGAAGAAGAAATCAAAAATGCCATCCAACCTTGACCATCTTGTCATCATTGATCTTGAAGCCACTTGTGATAATCCTCGCCCTGCATGGCAGAGTGAGATCATCGAAATCGGTGTTTGTCTTTTGGATCTAAGGAACCTTGTTTTAAGTGAGAATCGAGGTATCCTTGTCAAGCCCCAAAACACACCGATCACAAGGTTTTGCACAGATCTGACAACGATCACACCAGAAATGGTGGCCGCAGACGGAATCTCTTTACAATCTGCACTAGAAGTGCTAAAAAGAGATTACAAGATCGACCAAAGAGTTTGGGCTTCTTGGGGTGACTATGACAGAAACCAGATTTTCCGCGAATGCAATGCGAAAGGAATCAGGTTTCCTGGTGATCGAAGCCCTCATTTGAACCTCAAGCAACTTATTGCCATTGAGTATGGGTGGAAGCATGGAGAAGGCATGGATTCCGTTTTGGATCGCCTGAGAATCAACCTCGAAGGCACTCATCATCGTGGCGTAGATGATGCCCGCAACATTGCCAGGATCTATGCTGCGCATCTAAGAAAAGTGCGCAGCAGTTGACAAAGCCTCCGAAGAGTGTTAGAGTAATTTCAGTCAGAAAAAACTCGTCATCTGAAGAAAAACGGTAACTGGCTAATACTTAAAAAAACACTTGGCACCAACACTATTGTGTTGACAACAAGAAGAAACTGTAGTAAAGTAAAGAAATCGAGTGGACACTCGTTAAACGCTCAACTGCTCCCGTAGCATAACTGGAAATGCGCCTCTCTTGTAAAGAGGATTATGGAGGTTCAAAGCCTCTCGGTAGCTCTCCTTCGGTTCTTAAAAGAACCAACGGTCTTTGACAACTTAATTTTCGCCCTCATGAAGAGTGAGGGCACATGCATTCATGGTGTAGTGTAGCACGTCCTGCGGATATGCAGGAAGGTCTATGGTCGAAACGTAGTGGATGCACCAAGCTCGATAAGCTCAATTAACAACTGATGCCTAATCCCTGCCGTCATAACGTGGGGAACGACAAAAGTTTGTTTGGCTTAAAGAGTTTCCTGATGGTTGCTGGTTACTATCCCGGCTTCTCAACTTGTAATAAATGCGATAGTATGTGTGGTTCAGGTTGAATACCAAGCAAAGTACAAAAAGCTTTGCAATGCGTTTCTAGTGTATTGGAAACACGCCGCTAAAGATATTGCGGAGATCCTTGCTCGGAACAAGGGAAACGCACCATGGAAGATCAATGTGGAAACATTGGCGTTCAAAACTCACGAATTGAATTACTGGTAGGGTGGCGAATTGACGCTAGGCAGGTTTGAGTTCAATTAACTTCCTGAAAGCAGTTGACAACCATCGAGAGATGATGTATAACTAAAACATAACAGAGAGTAGGCTAGGTTGGTTTCCGCAAGGATAGAGTCACTCGGTTTGGAGCCGAGACGACGTGGGTTCAAATCCCACCTCTCTGATTCATGGAGCAGATGTTCTCTGGGAAGAACAGTAGTCTGTAAAACTACGGGCCTTTGGGCCGTGTGGGTTCGACTCCCACCTGCTCCACCGGGTTGATTTACCAGTAAAGTGTGATTGATAATATGGTTAGAACTCGATCAGAGTTAGTCAACACATACCCAAATTGCCATACAGCCATGGTTTCTAGGGCTTTTGAGGGCTGCAAGCGAGTGAGCTCGTCTAGTCTCGCTAATCTCACCAGAAGATGAATCTACTTAAGGGCATAAGTAGATCTGGTAAATGGCTTCGTCGTCTAACTGGAATAGGACGCTAGACTTTCAATCTGGACAATGCGGGTTCGAATCCCGTCGAAGTCACCATGCCTAGAAGCTTTCTATGCAGCTTCTTTGCGATATCTTAACAAGGCATAGAGAATGGGGCCGTAGCTCAATTGGGAGAGCAAGTGCTTTGCAAGCACAAGGTTGGGGGTTCGATTCCCTTCGGTTCCACTAACAGAACTCAGCAAAGAGTTGTTCGTTAACATCCAAAAGAACTACAGGTGACGATCTGTGGGTGATATGGCAGGGGTTAACAATAAGAACGAAACGACCGATATGTCCTGTTTAGGGGGTAGCTAGTGGGCTAGACTGTTGCCTTGCAAGCATCAGGTGAGGATTCGACTTCCTCTATCTCCACCACAAACAACTGTCAAGGTTTGAGGATTATTCCAGCAATTTGAATGCTGCTAATCGTGTTACTTGACAAAGCTAGGGTCATGGTGTAATGTAACATGCAAGTCTCCAAAACTTGAAGATGTAGGTTCAAGTCCTTCTGATCCTGTTTCATGCGAGCGTGGTGTAATGGCAGCCACGAGGGACTCAAAATCCCTTTTCCGAAAGGAAGTGTCGGTTCAAGTCCGACCGCTCGTACCACAAAAAATGTTGAGGTTTTGGGGGGTGTTCCGCTAAAAGTCTAGAACATCGTGTTTCCCTCATCAATATTGCAGCGGTAGCCCAAGAGTAGAGGCAATTCCCAAAAATGGGGAATCAAGTGTTGGTTCGTATCCAACTCGCTGCACCATACCTTTCGTCTAGCTACAAGGACAGAGGGGAAGAGCCCTCAAACGTTAGTGGAAATCTCACAAGGTATAATCTAAGCGGGATTAGTGTTTAACGGCCAAGCATCACTGTGCTCCACACAGAAGGTAGGGGTTCGATTCCCCTATTCCGCTCAATTTTCCTCTTGACTCGAAAACCAAATCAAGGCTAAATGAGAACATGCCAAAGAAACAGATTGATCAGGAAGATCCCAACAGTCCGTTCGTCTATGTGAAACTTTACATCTCACTTGGAGATGCTGATGACAGAATTGAAGGTGTGCTTGTAGCACCCCGAAATGAATGGGAAGCAGATTTCAAGAAGTTTCAAGACAGTTTGAAAGGTGCTCGATCCACAAAGGAGATTGAACATTACGATGGCTACGGTTTCGTAGTGAAGCCATCTGATTGGACAGTAAAGTCAGCAACCACTGAAGAAGCAGAAGTTCTTCAGAAGTTCATTGGGAGAGATTTCAGTTTCAAGTGGCCATCAGAGTTCATTGACATTGAAGATGTTTATTATGGCTGAACATAAACGTTGACACTAGATACATTCCGGCGCTTGTAAACGCCAATGGTGAAGATCAGCTAGTCAATTTGGTGGCCTAAGCAGAACACCAGTTGGAAATGCCAAAATTGCTTACCACGGGAAAGCAGCTTCTTTTCCACAAAATTGACAATAGTTCATAATTTCCTTGCGGGTTTAGTTTAAAGGTAAAACATCACGCTTCCAACGTGGTCTTGTCGGTTCAATTCCGTCAATCCGCTCCAAGCATAGTTTCGATTCTATAATTTCGCTAGTCGGATGTTGTGGGTTCGAGTCCCATTGCCTGCTCTAAACTGATTAATCAATCAGGTTTAAAACTGTAAAAAAAGTTTGTAGTGTAAAACTACAAACAACATGACAAAACCAGCATACACACATATCATTTCAATTCTTGACACAAGCGGCTCTATGATTGATATCATCAATGAACTTGCGGATTCATTTGAATCTTTTTGTCTGCGCCAGAAAGAAGTCCTTGGTGATGTAACATGTTCCGTGTACACATTCAGCAGTCTTGTTAAGAAAACGGAATCGTTTGTTGATATTGTCAACAACGTTATCAAGCTTCCTCGGGCAGCGGGTGGTGGAACTGCTCTTTTTGATGCGATTGGGTATGCCTTGAACACTGAAGGTGCCGCTCTGAGCGCCATGCCTGAAGAGCAACGCCCTTCAAAAGTTATTGTCACCATTCTTACTGATGGCGAAGAGAATTCTTCGAAAGAGTTTCGTGGTGAGCGAGGCAGACTAAAAATTAAAGAGATGCTAGAACACCAGCAATCGAAATATAGCTGGGAAGTGATGTTTCTAGGAGCAAACATTGATGCTCAAGCAACAGGTGCTTCAATTGGGGTTGTGAACTCTATTGCGTATGCTGCTGATGCTACTGGTACTCGTGAAGCTTACAGAAGCGTAACTGCCAATGTTCTTCGTAGCAGGATGACAAATCCTTGAAAAACAAAAAGGAACAACTTCTAGTTTATTTAGAACCCGATTCTATGAGTGGGGAGTGTGCAACCACTCCAACAAAGAGCCAGCTTGAAGCTGGCCTTAACCTGTATGTTGCAACATACGGTTCTTTCACAATCCAAGCAGTACGACCTGCCACTCCGAAAGAAATCAAAGTTGCAATCAAAAACCTGAAGATGTAGTCTTGGTCTTATGGCTCGTGTAAAATCAAGATCTCTAAACCAAGACACATCTTTTTGGATGATTCGACGAAAAACTGATGGGTCTTTTTCTAATGGAAAAAACCATTTCCCCAGCTTCGGCAAAACGGGTAAGATGTTTAAAAGCCATTCCCTGCTTTTAAGGCATATTGCAATAGCAAAGAAGTTCCAAGAAAAACACAAGCTCCAACCATATCTTGAGGATTGTGAAGTGGTTGAGTTTTCATTCACAGAAGTTTGTTCGTTGCCTGCTGCCACTTACGGCAAATGAGTTTTCGATACAAAAAACACAAAACTGTCTATAGTTAAAAGAACCATAGGCACCGCTGATTGGTTCCTCCGCTGAATTGGTGGTAAAGTTCAGTCGAATTAAGCATGACACTAACATGGTTAAAAAAAGTGATTCTAGGGTAGGCTAAACAGGTAAGCCGCTGTGCTGTTAACACAGAAGATGTAGGTTCGAATCCTTCCCTTGGAGCTAAGAAACTCTAATACTTAGGGTTATGTCTTTACAAACTCTTATTGACTCTCTTGTGCTTGATGCAGCCTTGCTTGAAGGGGTGATGGACAAAGAGACAACAATGATATCAAGGTTGGCAGTTCAAAAACTGAAGAGTTTTATTGGCTCATCTAAGTCTACAAAACTGAAGAAAACCTCTTTAGAGTTTGAAACAACTGTTAATGGTTCTCCTTTGGATGTTCTAATCCAAGTTTTACCAATGAAGTTGTCAAACACTTTAAAAGCAGGTAGTGGCGAGTTTCAAACCTATCGCTACAAAAGTGATCCTAAGCAGGGTGCCGTGTTGCCGTCGTTACCCAACGACAAACTGGTTCTAAATGTCATTGTTCCACTTGATAGAAGAGTGATTGAAAACAGCCAGTGGGAGCCTTTTGTGCTGACGTTTAAATCAGTAATCAGGCATGAGTTAGAGCACTCAAGACAGAAAGCCCGCAGCAATAAAACAGCATTGGCGAACCCAACAAGTTTTTTTGGTGCTGAACTTGATACTGAGCAGATTTTTGTTGACCCCGAAGCTGCTTTGAGATATTATACTTCTCCTCATGAGGTTGAAGCGTATGTGATGCAAATCTACAGAACAGCCAAGATGAAAAAAATTCCCTTTACAAAAGCTCTCAAAGAGTATATAACAGGATCACTAGGACAAAACATCTTGAGAGGAATGGGAGTCGCAAAAGGTATCAAAGTCCTGAACACAATCAAGAAAGCTTGGTTAGATTACGCTTCCAAACGCCTTCCTGGCGTTGTTTGATTCAATGGACCTATGGCCTAACGGTTAAGGCACCGGGCTTATATCCCGCAAGATCTCAGTTCAAATCTGAGTAGGTCTACTATGTCGCTGTATGCCGCCTGCCTTCTAAGCAGGAGAAAGCTAACTGGAATAACATGGGGGTTCGAGTCCCTTCAGCGATGCTAAAAATGTGGTTTCAACTGCTAATTGGAACATGTAGAACATACATATGACCAAGAGTAAAATGGCAGAAAACACCGAACACAATCTTTCTCCTCTGATTGGGAAAAAAATAAAGTCAATCTCGCTTCAAGAAGTTGATGTATATAAAACAGGAGAAAATATAAGACAGTTTTATGTTATTAGTTGTACGGATGGTGAAAAGTTTGTTCTGGCATTAGATGGTTGTAACGTCAAACAATATGCCAAAGCAGATCTTCTAGAGGTTGACGAGTTTTATGATTTTCTAGAAAGTATTGAGTGCGAATCTCTCGACGATGACGATGAGTATGTTGAAGATTCGGATGATATCGAAGATTCGGATGACTATTATTCCGAATCTCTCTTCGACAGCAACGAAGAAGATGATTGACAGATGTTAGAGAGAGTGTTATGCTCTTCAAATATGCGGGTATGTAACGGTTACATGATGCCATGCCACGGCAACAGTGAGGATTCGACTTCCTCTATCCGCTCTGATTGAAATGGGTCCAAAGCTTTAATGGTGAAGCAACTGGCTCTTAACCAGAAGAACTCGGATCGTTACCGAGTGGACCCACAACGTGATGAATAAGTAGGTCGTCGAAAGTTCATCAAATGAATCCCTGCAATAACGAAGTTCCTCTGTCAACCATTATTGACATGAATAGGTGTAGGGTGGAGTCAACACATGCTGGATGGGTGCTACGGCCCCGTGCAATCTTGCAATGATTGGCGAAAGGACACCGAAAGGTCAGCCCGGACTGTGGAAAAACGTAGCACAGTAGCTCCCCTCTAGGAAGCCCACACAGCATAGCGTTCAGGGAGAGGGGGAAGTGTGGTAGAGTGAACGTACCCACGCCGTCTTTAATCAGACGTTAAAAATCCTCCAGGGCATCTAGGCCGATCTTGGTTGCAAAACCTTACTGGATGTTCTAATGTCGAAAAACAGGAGAACTAGACACTGGCTGAGAGTTCTCAGCATTCTCTACAAGAGATCGCTTGAGAGAGATTAACAGAGTGACGAGTGAGGAGAACGAAGCCTCATAGGATAACAACCAGCAAAGGCATATCAAGCACCTAGCCGCTTAGGGAGGTAAGTTTGACAATCCTTTGGAGACAGTTAAGTAAAAGCTCACTTATTCTTTACAAGAAGCTTGACACATCGGAGAGACGGTGATAAGTTGGGCATAACTCCTGTGACGGAATCGCCTCGCAGAAAGGAAGATCAGGAGTGGTAACTAGCGGCGATTAAAGTGGATTCGACTTCCACTGTGTCCACCATCAGAATATGGCGTAACCTGGCAGCGTCCCCCATTTGGAGTGGGGAGGTATAAGTTCAAATCTTATTATTCTGACCGATGCCAACCTTAGTTGGCAAGGACTCTTCGGAGTCAGTGTCTAGGTTCCAAGCAACAAATCTAGTGAGGCACTTACAGTAACCCCACACTTCGTTTGTTGTGTTTAACCTAGAAAAATAATGCATAGATGCAACTAAATGCATTGCACCAACAGTTGCGATCTTTCGGTGGATGAAAACTGCAAAACCGTATTTCGGTTTGGTGGTGTTAATTGGAAAGAAAACCCGGGAAACGCTTTCCATAGGCAACATGAAGGTATGAAAACCTTAGATTTGGGTTCGAGCCCCAGCCAACCGACCTTACAGTGAAAGACTTAGCACTGTCTAATCCCAGGAGTCACTCTTTGATTGGAATGCCGGTTGTTTCAAGAAAAGGGTAGAGTGCTAGGCTCGTAACACTCTATAATCCAACGAGCCGTGAGCCCCTTTAGCCATCTGGTGATGACGCTTGCCTTACAAGCAAGTTCAGGTGAGTTCGATCCTCACAGGGGGTACTGTAATAAAACAAGCTTAATTACCAAGTTAATATTATATGCAAGAACCAAAACCGCCCGTAATGCCAGTTGAGTTAGTTGTCCAACCTGAAACAAAAGTTGTTGTTCTGGCACAAAAAATATTTTGCCTGGATGAACACATTAAGGACATAAAAGAATTCAACTACCAATATCGCAGATATAATTTGATAGATGGTTGTACGTTTCATAACTTCGATTATGAAAACAACTTCTTTTCTCTTCAAGAGATTTTGAAGGCTTCTCAAGGTTTATCACCTGAGTTAATTCGAATCTCTGGGGAAAGAGATAGAGAAGTTAGTTTTGTGATTGCTTCAATCGTTTATGAATCTCCATACTCCGAAGAAGAACTTACGGAGTTGAAAAAGAAAAACCTTGCTGCAAGAGCAAAATACGAAAAAGAATATGCTGCTTATCAAGCAGAACTGAAAAAGTTTGAAGCTGCAATGCTAAAAAAGCATATCAAAGAATTGCAAGAACGTCTTGAAAAGATGAAGAAATGAACAGTCTTTTAGAAGCAATGGTTTTCAGGATTATTCGAAAACAGTGTTGTCGTCCTGATTACTGTCACAGTTGCAATCAATACATTGATCCTGAGTGTTGCCACTGTGGAACAGAAAAGAACCATCATTACTACGAAGAGCACATGTTTGTTCCATCGGGTTGTCTTTGTGGGTATTCTGATCGTCGAGCAAACTGGTATTGTTACGAACACAACACTCGATGCAAAACCAGTTGACAAGCTCAGAGAAACTTGGTAGAGTGTAAAAGTAATCAGGCGGTGGGCTTAGAAGCAGCCATCCTTAATGAATACAGCAAGTGCCACGCAGGGTGCGAAAAGCAGTAGTATGGTAACAGTACAAGCTGTGATGTGCCAGTGGGAAACATGAGTTGTTTTGGCGTGATAGCGCACCTGATATGAATTGGCTCTGTGGGCTAACGAAGTCGTCCGGCGTGGAGTCGGAAAATGCAAGTTCGACGCTTGCTGGAGCCGCCATCAACAAATGGAAACACCTAAGACCCATGCAGGGTTGGTTTGGTTGTTGCGTTTGGTGATCACCTATCAACTTGGGTTTTTAAATAAACTCCCCAGCCTAGCCCGCAGTCGCGGAGGATGTCTGGTGTAATCGCAAGATTTGAAGTTGAATGGGTAGTGGTGGCAGGGGCACTATAAACCCCTCCAAACCAAGTTTAAAACTTACAACTATTTTGGCCACTTGGTTGGGGCAAAAAACAAAATGGTTGGACCATCAGCCAGAGTCGCTGCTCAGGGTGTTCATGCGGTAAGATGGTAGCCGTATACATGGGTCCGAAAGCTTTAGTGGATGAGCCTCGGTCTTTTAAACCGATGAAGAGGGATCGTTACCCTACGGACCCACTAAGGGGCACAAAGTCAACTCCCCCATAAAACTGCGCACTTGACACATCGGAGAGACGGTGATAGTATAGTTTCAATGGCTCTGAAGCTCAACGGTCGAGCGGCGGTTTGTTAAACCGATGGAAGTGGGTTCAACTCCCACCGGGGCCTCTAATGAGTCGTGAGAGGCGGTGGTTCCGCACGGGGGCTCGTACATCCCCCAGCTCTTAGGAGTTTTAGGTTCGAATCCTTTCACACTCACCAATCTCGATAACAAACAACAGGAATAAAATGATCGCAGTTAAGTCGTTTGGTTTTGGCATCTATGCATACACCCTCTATCCTTTTGTGGAACTTGTCAAACAGTCCATGGGTAAAAACTGGCGAGGAATTGGCCCTCTTTTCTATCTCCTCTTTGCATGTGCAATGAACATTGCGCTTATGTTAAGCGGTGCCCTGACAGGATACGTTCTTGGAGAGAGCAAAATGGCTTATTGGGCGCTTGTTCCAGCGGTTGTGATTTCGCTCGCTTCTTCTCTGTTTGACTTCAAGATTGAAGTTGACACACCGGAAGAAGTCTGATAGTGTAAAGAAGTTGGTGAGACAACAAACATCAACAAATGGGCTTCTAGCTTAACGGTCAAAGCTCTCGCCTTTTAAGCGACAAGATCAGGGTTCGAATCCCTGGGGGCCTACTAAAGACAGCCGGATAGACGGCACATGGGTTCATAGCTCAACTGGCAGAGCATCATATTGATCTATCAACTACATATATACATGCAAAAATGTATTGAATGTGGCAAAGAATATCAGTATGATAGAAAAAAGGGTCATCGTAAAAACTGGTGTAACAGTTGCATGGTCAACAAACGAAGAATGACCATAGACAAAAAGTGTTTGGAATACAAAGGTGGTAAATGTGAGTTGTGTGGGTATAGCAAATGCAAAAGGTCTTTGCAGTTTCATCACATAAAACCAGAAACAAAAACATTCCAAATATCTGGAAATTGGGGATTGAGTTGGGAAAAACTCAAAACAGAACTTGACAAATGCATACTAGTGTGTGCTAATTGTCACGGAGAAATACACGAGGGCTTGTGGCAGACTGGCAATGCAGCGGACTTTTAATCCGAAAGATGATGGTTCAATTCCCTCCGAGCCCATTTTAAGCGGAAGCGTGGGGGATCGTTGCCCTCTGGACCTACCATTCAATCTTATATCAACAGAGGTGAGATAGTTGTGTACACACAACATGTAGGAAGTTGGATCGACTTTCTATAAACCTCCTACGGTGCTGTAGCCCAACTGGTAGCAGGCAATGGTCTAAGAAGCCATTCAGTGCGAGTTCGAATCTCGCCAGCACCACTTTTATGCCAGCGTGGCGAAATGGTAGACGCCGGAGACTTACTTTTTCTTCTTGTTTCTACCACAATAAGTTGATGTTTGAGAATGACAATTAGGGCATAACAAACGCAGGTTACTTAAACTATTGTCGGTATTTTGACCATTGATATGATCAAGATGCAATACAATTGGACCCCCTTGCCATGAAGAAAGTCCGCAAATAAAACAAGTATATGCAAAAATGCCTTCATCTATTAAACGTTTTTTAAGTCTATTAGATGATGTATAGCTTGCATCACCAGATAATATATCCGAAAGTTTAATATTACGATTCCAGTTATGTTTTTTGCCTTTAAGATGTCCTTGTCCCGTCCAATGTGTTGTGCTTATGGATAAGTTTTCTATGGCTTTTTTAATTGTTTTGTAATTTCCTCCTGCTGGTTTTAAACCAAGAACATTCAAAACGCCAGCAAGTGAATAACAACAAGAAACAGCAGAAATTAATTGTTTTGTTGTCCAGGTTTGTTTTTTAGGCATACTTTATAGCAGAGTGTCATTTTTGACATTACAAGTAAGTATGCCGTAAACGGTCACATAGCCCAATCGGCAGTAGGCAGGGAACTTAAAATTCCTAAAGTATGGGTTCGAATCCCATTGTGACTACAAAAATCTCTTGACCCTTAGTGGTCGTATGGGTTCGACTCCCTTCGCTGGTACTGCTATAACAAAAAACCTTAACACAAATTAAGGAAAATGATCTACGGTCTAAAAAACACATACGGTGAATCTTGGACGTTTTGTGACCCATCTAAAAGGTTTGCACCTTCCTATGGGCCTGTAAAGGAAAAGGCAATCTTTTCTATTTGCCTTGAGGAATACTTGCAGGAAGGCGATGGAAATTGCCCCTTCCCAGGCCCAGAGCACCCTTGGGAGTTTTACAAGGCAGAGACACAACAGGATCTCGAAGAGGGACGTGGTGAGCTAATCGCCAGCCTTCACAACGGTACGCCAGAAGCTCTCTGGGAGCTTTATCATTGGTGCCGCGGCGGCTGCGTAAAAGTGGGCGTTAGTCTGAGTTACTGAAGAATGCGATTTTTCTTGCTGTTTTCTCAAACTCTTGATAAGATCAATCCATGTCAAAGAATCATCGCAGTTTTACCACCGCACTATCGCGTATCATTGTCAATCATATCAAGTATCACAGTTCTTCATTGATTCCCGAGATCCGTTTTGAGCAGGATGAATTGCTTGTGATCGCTACTGTTGTTGAGCGAACAACCGTAGCTCATGACGTTGGTGGAGTGAACAGTGCGACTTACAACTCGTTGTCGAAAACAATCCGAATTGAGTTGTCGGTTCCTCTAAACATTAACTCTACTTGGTGGATGCCTTTCATTGCCAAGCTGAAAAAAGTAATTCGCCACGAATATGAGCACTATGTTCAACATAAACGCTCTGGTGACTTGTCCAGCGACGCACTAAAGCCACTATTGATTGTTAATGACAATTACAATGGCAAACCAACCAATAAGCCTTGGCTGAAGATCAGCGATGCTCTTAGATACTTGCTCAATCCTATTGAAGTTGAAGCTCACGTTATGGGAATCGCAGCAGTAGCAAAGTATCGCAAAATCAAGTTCAATGTTGTATTGAAGGAAGTTTTGAAAGACATTGAAGAGGAGCTATCTTATGACTTCAAAGATAGCCATATTCGATTCCTACTTCGTCGCGTTTACGAAACCTGGGGGTTCTATGCTCTCGCCCGGTTTCCTTCGTTGCGTGTCAAACGTCAACGGCGACTGATTGGATTCAATCGTCACTGAGAGCATAAACAGATTGCGTCAAGAAATCATTACCCTCTTGACGCAACCTCTGAATCTTGTTATATTAATTGCGGGGTGGAGAAGGAGTAACTCGCTTGGCTCATAACCAAGAGATCGGTGTGTGCAAATCCACCCCCCGCTACCAAGTTTTTGTCAAACCCTTTATGGACGTAATTGGAAACGTCATCCCCGTTTTTTCGAATGGGGAGAATTTGGGTTCGAATCCCTTTAGAGGGGTTGATGAAAACTTGCATGGCTGGCCCAACTTGCTGCGCAGCAAGGTAAGCTAAGGCCCTTGCATACGGCGAGATAGTATGCTAAATGGAAGATCGGTGCAGTTGGAGAGGCACACTGGCCTGGAAAGTCAGCCTCGGGAAACCGAGGAGAGAGTTCGAATCTCTCATCTTCCGCAAACATGAACAAAAACAATTTTCAATACATGAAATTCCCTATTGCAAAACACAAAAGGGTTTCTGCGATTTCTGTTCAAAGATACAACCACGAAAACATTCGTTTTCGTTTCAATGGAAAGCCATGGATTTTTGACCCGATCATGGGTCGGGGATATCCTGTCAAGAAAAGGTATGGATTCGTTTTTGATTCTTTTGTTGCTACTACATGCACCATTACAAACCTGTTTTGGGGCATCAATTATGGGATAACTGGATATTTTCATAGAGGAACCTATCAGCCCAAAAAAGATAAGATTCTTGTGGATCATCGCTTTGTTGGGAAACTTATCAAGCGACTTCGTAAACGAGGGCTGTGTGTAAAGGTTCTCGATTCTGACACTTACGTTGTGACGTGAAAACGCTTTACAAACTCGATCTACTCTGCTAGAGTGGATTCATGGGTAAGTAACTCAACGGTAGAGTAAGAGCCGCACCCCAAAACAGGGTTAGAGTTCTTGATGCTGGTTCAATTCCAGCCTTACCCACCCGCGCTCTCTAATCAAGGGATAGTTGGAGAAGGTAACTCCAATGATGAACCAAGGTGATTCTTGGAAAAGAAACCCAAGGATGAGTGATGTCCCAGTAAGCAACGGCTGTAAATCATTGTTGAGGGAAAATTAAGTTGCTGTTGATCTTAACAATGTAAGTTGCAAACATTAGATATTTGTTTAATGGAATCGGAGACTAATATATATTAAATTTGCCTTGGTTCTGAAAAGAACACCTCCTGATGCGTTGAGCAAGTTCTATGGTCCTGAGCAAGACTAGAAACTGCTTATTTTGCTAAATTTTCTGCATGGTTGCTGGTAATCCAAAACCAGAGATATGGTGTTTGTAGGTCGCAAGGAAGACCAGCCCTAGATATGGGGTGCCATTTGGCCACGGCTAGCTTGGAGCATTACCAAGAAACACCACCAACAACACTGGCTGTTAACAGCCTAGTATCGCACGGGGAAGCGTCCAACAAGTTACTTGTTGGGCAACTTGATAGTCAGTCGTTAAGAGGGCTATCAGGGCATCTTGGGGAGAGTTACCCCAAGGGGTAACAAGTTTCAAGTTAAAACCAACACACGCCGTGGAACTCTTGTTAGTGTTGTGAAAAAAGTGCTATGAAACTATACGTTATTATCAGAAATAACATATACAAGGCAACCTGAGCAAACATGACAAAAACTTCTATAACCATTTCATCCCAGCACTGTGAACGTGCATGTGTTATGGCAATCAAAAGACACACTTCTCTTCTTGAGAAAGCATGGGATGCGGCAATTGAACAAGAAATGACAAAAAAGCCATGGCTTTGGTTTTTTGATAAACCTTCAAAAACAAAAGAAGAAGCCAAAAAGGTTATTTTGGAAAATAACCCTTACTTTGGTTTTTTTATACAAGGTCAATGGCACACATCCATGAGATTTTGGAAATGTGTTCCCATTCAGATGAAATAACCATTTCCAAAAAAGATTTCAAACTGATCAAAAACTTCCTATAATAACGCTGTTTATCTTCAAGGCCCTATCATCTAGTGGTTAGGATAAGAGGCTTTCAATCTCTTTACCAGGGTTCGAGTCCCTGTAGGGTCGCAAAATTATATTGACTGCAAACTAACAGTCAGGTATATTACATCCATGTCGCTAGAAGTAATCCGAGCAGAAATCGACTACATCCGTTCCATTGCCATCAACCCGGAGAAACCAGATCTTTTTGATTTTTTTGGTTTGAAGTTGAAAATGCTTGAGGAGCGTCAAGCACTGTTCAGTGGTGTTTCTGGAAAGAATAACTTTCAAACCAGTGCAACCAAGCAATATCTTCTTGCTTGCGTGTTTCGTCATCCCGGTCTATCACGGCAAGAGTTGAAGGAGTTAGCAGGTATTCCTGGTTCTCCGCGTCGTAGTGAAACCGATGTGTTTCGGGACTACCTCCATGCACTTCGTGGCGACATCTACATTGATGAGCACGGAAAGTGTTGGCCCCGAAACGGTTTGGAACTGCCTGTTGCTCGCATTGGGACGGTGGTTCTGGACGGCCGGGTTACGGAGACGATGAAGAAGGCGTTGGTGTTTCTCCGAGACAATCCTGGGGCCACTGAGGCTGTTTTGCACAAGGCGTTGCGCATCAAAGATGCTGCTGCCCGCAGACGACTTCGTGTTTCTCTGCGAGACAAAGTTGATATTGGCCAAAACGGCCAGATGTTTGTAAAGGGGTATATTCCGCCAAGCATTTCTGTTACAATGCCTGCGAAAACGTTTGTCAGCATTGAAGATCAGACGCTTGCTGCGATCATGGATCATATGGAGTTCAAAGTTCTTTATGATTGGTCGGAGCTTGTTGGTGTCTATCGAGAGCTTGGATTCTCTTCCAAGGATGGCTACGAACACCTTTCTCGCATGGTTTCAAAGGGTTTGATTGGAACAAAACAACGAAAGTTTTACCGAGTTCATTCATGAATATTTTTGCTCTTGACATAGATCCCGAACAAGCTGCAAAGTGGCATTGCGATGCTCATGTGATCGTAATGCCCAAAGAAGCTGCACAGATGCTTTCCACGATTCATAGAATCGCTGGGCATCATGGCAGTTTTTACCAAGCAACTCACCGCAACCATCCTTGCACCCTGTGGGCAAGGTCTAGCAGGGAAAACTATCTTTGGCTTTGGCGACTTGGATACTTTCTTTGTCAAGAATATACTTTGCGTTATGGCAAAGAACACAGATCACAGGCTGTACTTTCTCAGGTAAGGAACATCCCGGATATTGTTCCAAGTGGCAGACTGACAAAGTTTCCACTTGTCATGCCTGATGCCTACAAAGATTCAAATCCCATTCATGCTTACCGGAAGTTCTACCGGGGCGAAAAACGCAATGGCCGTCTAGGCACTTGGAAGCTCAACAAGCCCTATTGGTGGGATACGACACTCACTCAGTTCTGGCTTTGACCACGAGGCTTGTACTCAACCTGATAAGGGTTCCAGATGACAATTTCAGTCAGCGTTCCATTGAAATACTGAAAAATTGCATCATGGCCTTTAGCTAGGGCAAGCTTTTTAAGCTGGGTGCCAACATAGCCGTACTTCTCTTCTTCTTTTTCAACAATCCTTATGGCTTTTTCCTCTTGAACCCCAAGAGCGACTAAAGCTTTTATTACTGGATGTTGTTTGTCGCCACTTTCAATCTTCAAAGGATTGCGCACACGAAGTCTTGTTTGAACAAGAATGCCACCTGATTCTTTGGCATATCTTTCTGCAACATTTTTAATTGGTGTGAAGTAGGCTCCCGCACCCAATGCTCCACGACCATTCACTTTGATAGGCTTAATTCCGTCCCAAGAACCACCATGGTAAACTGGAGAGATGTTGAAGTCCTGATCGCTTTCCAGTAAAAGGCTGTAAAGACTAAATTTCATGTAAGTAAGTATAATTTTCAATAGTTCTTTGTAAACTTTTTGTCCGAAATGTATTTACTTCTACAAACCCCCATGCTAGTATTAGCAAAGCAACCAAACAGGAGAATTTTCTGAAAACACGAAAGAATGAGCAAATCAGAGCCTATCAAGTAAGTCTAATTTCCGCAGAAGGAAAGCTGCTTGGAAATTTTTCACGCAGAGATGCGTTGGAAATGGCTCGGGATGAAGGACTAGATCTGGTTGAGGTAAACCCCAATTCCAACCCGCCAGTTTGCAAGCTAGCCGACTATGGTAGAATGATGTATAATCTGAACAAGAACAAGAAGCCTGTTCAGAAGTCGGAACTGAAAACAATTCAATTGCGCCCTGGAATCGGGGAAAATGATCTTGATGTCAAAATCAGGAAAATTGAAGAGTTTTTGACGGACAAACACAAAGTGTGTTTGACGATGAAGTTTCGTGGTCGAGAGATTGCTCACCAAGATTTGGGTCTGAAAGTTCTTGAGCAAGTTGTCGCTGCTCTTGGAAACAAGTACAAAAATGTGAGCAAACCAAGTCTGAGCAACAAAGTCATCACCATGATGATCGAGTGAAATACGCTGTGGACATTGGTTCTAATTGCTGATATAACAGAACCATGAGCACACAGAATTCTTGGGAGTTCGACACTGATCCTAACGAAGTCATCCCTGTTGGTTTCATCTACGATGAAAATGTCAGGGTTGTTGGCTTCTGTAGTCCGAGGGGTCCAGGCATTCGCAAGATGGCAGTAAAGATTGCATACCCCAACTGTGTTGGGGATTATAGCACTACAATCAGTTATATGACTGTGCTGCGAAAGTACATCCTCTCACTATCTCACATGGAGTTCGTGAACAAGTTTGGTTGAAAACTTTAGCAACTCAGTCATCACCATGATGACTGAGTGAAGTTTTCACTTCCCAAAACCAACGAGATATGCTATCTTCTTTCACATGGAAGATGAAGCATCTCGTTGGTGGCTGGTTAATGTTTATGATGCGAAAAGCAGAACCTATACCGAACTAAACAGGTTTGGTATCTTGGATGACATCATTGAAGATTTAGAGTCTGAAGGGCTTTGGCAGTTCGTTTCAGCAGAAGAAGAGGAGAATCAATAGCATGTCTGCTAAGAAACAGTTAGTTAGATCTGCTTTTCGTGGTGTTGTCTTCATGAGAGACAAGAATAGATGCCGAGTTTGTGGGCACCTAGAAAGCCCACTAGACGCTCATCACATCACAGACAGGAACTTGATGCCTGGAGGTGGTTATGTGGCAGAAAACGGTATCTCTCTGTGTCCTGAATGCCATCAGAAAGCCGAAGTGTTCCATCAAACAGGAATTGCCATGCCCGGTTGGCATCCCGACGACTTGTATCAGTTGATTGGATCAAGTTACGAGAAAGCATTCAAGGCATCACAGAAACTAAGTTGACAACCAAAACAACTTGCGGTAAGGTAAAACAATGAACCTCTCGACAAAACAGTACGATTACAAAGCTGGCCGTTGGAACAGTGGTTACTTTGCTGCACCCAAGGCTCCTCTCTGGTTCAACATTCTTTTTTCGTTCCTCTGTTTGAGTTTTGTGTTTGGCATTGGATATGGTGCTTTTGCTCTTATGAAAATGTTTCGGTGAAGAAACTGGTTGACAACGAAAGAAGAAAGCAGTAAGATAGTTACAGATCAACGGTCCCATACACTAACGGTTTAGGTGACTACCCTCTCAAGGTGAAATGAAGGTTAGAGTGCATACTTAATTGCATGAGATGCAACAAGTGTGATCAAGAGAAGTCTGAAACAGATTTTGCAGCTTCGAAAAAATACGGAAAACAACCTTGGTGTCGTCAATGCCAGAAGAAAAGTCACAAAGCATACTACCAAAAGAACAAACAGCACTTCATCGAGTATAAAGAATCAGTCAAACGACAAAGGCAAAAACAGCTACTAACTTACATGCAGGAGCAAGGTTGTAAGGACTGTGGCATCAAAGACCCACTTGTTTTGGAATTTGATCACATTGATCCAGAAACAAAAATAGAAAGTGTTTGCAAACTGTTGCAAAAAGGCCGAAAAATGGAAACGATTTTGGCAGAAGTGGCAAAATGTGAAGTGAGATGCTGTAACTGTCATCGTAGAAGAACCATCCAGCAATTTGGATGGTATCGTGCTCGCATAGATTAACTGGCTAAATCACCTGATTCTCAATCAGGTAAGTCCGGGTTCGAGTCCCGGTGCGAGTGCCAACACTGGCGGGTTCAAATCCCCCTGGGATCATATTATCGAGTTTTAGTGACTAACATAAAGCTCAAAAACTCACGTCCTCGTCGTCTAATTGGATAAGGCACCGTCCTTCTAAGTCGGTTATTGCAGGTTCGAGTCCTGCCGGGGATGCTATGATTGTCTGCATGTGATATCTTTGGGGTCACTGAGTTGGAAAGGCTTGGCAATCATTCCAAGGTCGCTGGAGGTAATAGCCAGTCACTCTACCCAAGAGGGGTGTAGCTCAGTCAGAGCGTGGAAACTTTCCCTTAACTTAACTTAACTTAACTTATCTTACCTTGTTTTGTGTTAGTTTAATATATCAGGTAACAGTCACAGGCGCCTGTGACATAGTTACCATCCCCTTAACTCACCAGATTAGAGTGCCACGCTTCGAACGTGGAAAAAAAGTTCGAAACATCATAATTAGATGTGTGAATTTAACAAAAACGTGTTCTCGTTGCCATAACGAATTTGAACTAAGCAAGTTCGCTATTAATCGGACTCGTTCTGACGGACTAAATTCTAATTGTAAGTTGTGTCAAAAAGAATACCATAAAAAGCATTACCAAAATAACAAGAATTATTATGTTCAAAAAGCTCGTTATCACACTTCAAAACTTGAACAGTGGGTGAGAGAATTTAAACAAAAACCTTGTGCAGATTGCGGAAAAGAATATCCGTATTATGTGATGCAATTTGATCATCTTTCAGATAAAGAATTTGTGCTTGCTAAAGCAAGGCTCTTTAGCAAAAAGAAAATATTAGAAGAAATTCACAAATGTGAAGTGGTTTGCGCAAATTGTCATGCGGAACGAACACATAAAAGACGCCAGATACAATAGGTTCGATTCCTATAGGGGATACTATGGCTGTAATCTGCTTACAAGAAACTGATAGATTTGATTATTCACTTTCCAAATCTCACCAAAACAGTTTGATAATCCAGTATATTCTTGGAGTGATTTGGGACTATAGTTGGAGAATCAACTTTTCGCCTTCAGAAAGTCAAGATAGAAAAATTGCTTCTTGGATACTAGGCTCAGACCAAAAATGGCTAGAAACTGCTCTTGAACTCCTCATGAAAGGAGTTGATATAAATAGCATTATTCTCAACTCGCCTTCTATTCAGAAATATGGGGGTTTTTTCACACCTCTAGCTACACACTGTGAAAATCGACTGTTTGTTGTAAAAAACAGGTTTCTAGAGTTCATTACTTTGAAGTTTGACTATCAAACAGATACAGCAAGTTTCGTGATTAATAAAGCGTATTAAAGTTAAAAACGGTGGCACGCAATCACCTTGAGGTCACTTAAAACTGATCTCGATAGTTTACTGGCGAAAAAAACGTTAACAATTTTACGAAAGAAGTTGACATCTAAACCAAGTTGAGATACTATGTATCTCATACCTCTTCAGGATTCGTCCAATGGTAGGACAGTGGCCTTTGACTCCACGAACGGGGGTTCGAATCCCTCATCCTGATCCAACGCTCTTTCAAGAGCATTGATCTTTGACAACTAGGTTTTCATGCCTTATGAAGAGTAAGGCAACCATTCACCCATGGTCTAATGGCTAAGACACCACTCTCTGAAAGTGGCGAATCCAGGTTCGAATCCTGGTGGGTGACCCAATATCATGAGTATTTGTTCTGAGCACATGGCGCACAAAGACGAAAAATGTCTTTTTTGCAACTCCACTCCGGCTGATCTCTTTGGAGAAGAAGTTTGGGAAGTCGCAAAGAAAAAAGCTTTGGAAGCTGGGATCAGAAAATGTGTTAGGTGTGGGTTCGAATTCTACAGGACAACATGCTACTGTCCAAGGTGTAGCAAAAATTATTCAGGAATCGACTAATTGGTAGGTCAGCAGTCTTTGAAATTGCGAGCGAAAGCTCTGTGAAGGTTCGAGTCCTTCTTCCTGAACTGGTTTTGTTTCTATGAGGTTTCATAGCCTCAGACGCGAAAGCGTTAAGGTCTTACTGAAATAAGACCTGAAAAAACCTTATGGTGGGTTACATGTGTTGGCAATATATCTATCGGTACGAAAACCCACAGGGTGTTCTTCTGCGGTAGAAGAAATCAAGTTATTCGAAAGATGAGCTTGATGGTAGGAAAATAGAATAATTGAGGGCGGTAAGTTTTAAAAACGCAGACCATTGAATGTAGAGTGTCAAAACTCCAGAGTAGATTAACCGAACTCTCTGAATCTTCTCGGCTTCTTCTCCGAGAAGAAACTTGCTTAAACCAGTACGGTTAAATTCCGTAAAAAAGGGTCCAACACTACGAAACAAAACCTCTTACTTCCAGACTTTACCGAACCCGATGTTCGGATTTTAGCCTGGGCAAAAGCCCAACTGCTATAAGCAGTTGGCAACAGTGCTATAACTCAATGGTTAGAGTACCCGCTTGATAAGCGGGCGGTTGATGGTTCAAGTCCGTCTAGCACTACTAAGTTTACAGGCTCATGGCAGAACGGTGTATGCAACGGCTTGATAAGCCGTTAAAAAGAGGTTCAACTCCTCTTGGGCCTACTGTAGAATGATTTTTATTGCGGCTGGGGGGTTTAGTATCCTCCGGGGCTCATAACCCTGGCAACCTGTGCAAATCAGCGAGCCCGCACCCAATTCGATTAAGCCTTGACAAAACTACTTGGATGAGATAAAACATAGTTCATGCAAAAATATGAAATCATGGTAAAGAGCTTCTCTGATGATGTAGATCTTTCTGAGGACAGAAAGTTCTTGCTGGAACAAGGTCAGGAAGGGTGGAGGCTAGTTAGCACAGTTAAAACCACCAGACATATCATTTACTACATGGAACGACCAATTCCATCAAGTCGTGCTAGTTCGATCAATCATTAACACAATCCCTACTGTTGGAGTGAACAACAACACTTGTTAACAACAGTAGAAACAACGCTCTTGTAGCCCAACTGGTAGCAGGCAACCGTCTCAAAAGCGGTAAAGTGTGGGTTCGAATCCCACCAGGAGCACAAACACTGTTTTTAATCATCCAGATGTGGGGGAATGGCAGACCCGCTACGCTTAGAACGTAGTTCCATCTATGGAGTGCAGGTTCAATTCCTGTCATCTGGACTCGGTGGTGAGAACGAAAACGCAAGATCCTAGTCAGATTATTTGCTGAGTAGTTTATACAGCCCACATTGTTCTTAAGAAAGACTATCTTAAGAAACAATGCCTTTGTAGTCCAACTGGTAGCAGACATACGTCTCAGAAACGTAACAGTGAGGGTTCAAATCCCTCCAAAGGCACTAACTTTTCTTGTGGCGGAACAGGCATACGCACCTAGACTAACAATCCGGGTAAAAGCTTTGAAAAAAGTTTAAGGGTTCAAATCCCTTCTTGAAAAAGTTATCTTCATCTCAAAGGAAAAAAAGAAAAAAACATGAAAACATACACAATTGTTCTTGCTTTGCTTGCTGCTTTGATCTCAGGATGTCCTCGTTCTTCTTCGGTTGATGCTGGAACTGACATTGGTTCTGACATTCCAGTTGGACCCGTTACATCTTCTGATGCTTCCACAGATCAGTGATCTAATCTGTTTCTTGATTAGAGTTTCAATAAAAACAATCTAATTACTCTCACGGAGTAACCATGAAAGTAACTAAGAATCAGCTTCAAGCTCTAATCAGAGAATCAGTTCAAGAAGAAATAGGGAATCTTAATGAGGAAGAACTTCAAGAACTTCTTGGAGGCTTGAGGGGTTTGGCGGGTGGTGCAAGTAATCTTGCAAAGAAAGCAGGCGGCGCTGTTGCTGGCGCTGCAAGGGGCGTAGGAGCGGCGGCTTCTAGTGCTGCCAAGAGAGCCGGTGGGGCTGTTGCAGGCGCCGCTGGAGCGGCTGCTGGAGCCGTTAAAACGGCATACCAGACTGGCGAGAAGCAAGCAGCGATCTCTTCAGTGAAGAAGGGAATTCAAGGAGTTGTTGCAACGATTGATCAGGCACTTCAAAAAGTTGGAAATGATCCAAACGCTCAACATAACCTTGAAAATGTAAAAGCTGCTATAACATCTGCTCAAGCTGCTTTGGCTGAGTCAAAGAATCTAAAAACGCTTCGCAGAAAAACGAAGTGAAAAGTTGTTGACAAACAACAAAAGTTGTGTTACTATCTTCTCATAACACAACGAAATGTCCCCATATACTCTCCCGCTACGAACGGGTTGAAAAGTTAATTGGATACATGGAGGTTCGAATCCTCTTGGGGATGCTTTAAAAACAGGATATGGCGTAATCTGGTAGCGTTCCCCATTTGGAGTGGGGAAGTTTGGGTTCAAATCCCAATATCCTGACTATGTTTCTATGTTGGCTGATGTGCAATGGCAGCACACTTGTTTGTGGCACAAGTTCCTAACGGAAAAAGCGGGTTCGATTCCCGTCAGTCAACCAAAGGAAGGTACGGCAATGGTGCTGAACAGTCTTGAAAACTGTGACCCCGAAAGGGGTAGTGAGTTCGATTCTCTCACCTTCCGCTATGATAACAAGCAGTTCTAAACATTACAAAAGAACACACATGGGGATGTTACCCGGAGATATTCCAAAGGCTGATAAAATCAAGATGTTGGAAGAAGGTGTTCTTGACTTGGGTTACTGTCCGTGGTATAATCCTTCCAAGAAGTTTAGAGAAGTGTTTGAAAGAAAAGCCCTGAAGAGATTCAGAGCGAATGAAAAAAATGTGATTGCAGATTCAATGGGTTCGTGATGTAATGGCAGCATATGTGGTTGTGTCCCACAGTGAAAGAGTTCAAGTCTCTTCGATCCCTCTACAAAAAACCTCTTGTGTTTCAAGAAGAAAAAACCCGGTAAACTCAGGGTAGTGGCAGGGCTTCATAAGCCCTCGCAAGAAAGTTCAAATCTTTCTACCGGGACTATTC